CCCAAGCGAATCATGAATGGTTTTTTAGTCTTCGTGGCTATCTTACTAACCGTGACTGTTGCTTCACTGACCTTTGAAACTTTAAAACTCAATAACGATGTAAAACGTCTGAATAACGCTAATCGATCACTTACAGAGATCAATACGAAATTACAGAATATTATCAAAGGTACAGATGAGCATGATTATTTAGATAATCCAGAGCCTTAAGATAATGGTGAAGAAAACAAGAGTTACCGATAACGTACTGGATCCTTTGGTTACAGAAGGTCTGAAAAGTATTGATGACAACATGTTGTTGGCTAACCGTAAAGAAACAGATGAAGGACTCAATGGCTTAATTAAAGATTATCGAGAGATTAGTGATAAGCGCTCTAATTACGAAGATGTGGAAGAAGACATCTCTGGCGCTGAATTGAAACAATTGGTTAATAGATTAGAATTTAGAGACCGATTGAAAGTCGTCTATCGTTACATGGTAGCGACAGGAAACATTGACGATGTAGAAGAATACGGTCGTAAAGTCAATAATCTAAAACTGTCTTTATTTAAGTGGTTTGGTTTCGCTTGTTTGATCCTCTTTGTCATGACCATTGGTGGTGTAGTGACCATGGGCATCATGACGAATGATATTGACTCTAATGGCGTGATTAGTTCTTTTATGTCCATTGTCCGAAGAATCCTCGATATGGCTATTGGTTCTAAACCGACTATTGAATAGCATTTTAGATTAAAAGGAATAGATTAACTATGGTTAAAAATCTATTAGAGCTGTCTACTGAAACAGGGACTCCTGTTGTAGAAGAAGCTGATCAACCCAAACCTAAGAACGATGGTTTATCCAAGTTAGAAAATCGAGGTAAAGCCATTCGTGAAAAAGAGTTTACCGTATTTGCTCGTATCCTGAACTTTTCTCAATTGAAACAAGCCAATCGTGCTGAGATTCAAGAGCAATACATCATTCCGATTGAAAAGACTGAAGAGAATGCCGGACAAGGCGCTATTCGTGTTCGTAAGATTACGGCACGTAATGGTCGTTCTCGCTATGAACTCACCACTAAAAACAAAATGGATGTCGGTGACAATATTGAAGTTACTGTACCGACTTCTAAAGAGAACTTCATTCAGTTTAAAGTCCTCTCTACTGTGTCCATGTTAAAACACCGTTATACCTTTAAGATTAAGGGTAGTGATAAGAAATGGGAAGTAGATGTAGTACCTGATGGTAATGGCTCTTACTACCCATGGGCGCGTTGTGAGATTGAAGTCGACGACTTGAATGACAAGAACGTACCTGAACTGCCTTTAGAAGTCGAAGAACTGATTCTACCTCCTGAATTGGGTAAACTTTCTCAAGAAGAATACGATGAGAAAACCAAACCGATTATGGATCGTTTCTTTACCTCTGGTAATCCTTATGCGAAAGATGGAGAAGAAAACTCTCTGACTGAACTGGAAGGTGAAATCGACGAAGATGATGAACCTACTGAGGAAGAAAAACCAGAAGAGGAAACTACAGGTGACGAAGTCTTATCCGTAGACAATATTACGGATGAGAAAGATGTTGCTGATAAGGTAGAGACTCGTTCTGAACAGATCGTTGAGAAACGTGAAGAGAAAGAAGGTGAAGATGATACCGAAGAAGACAATGCAGATTCTGAAACTGAAACTGAAGATGAAGAATCTAGTGGAGAATCTGAAGAATCAGATAATGAAGAAAAAGGATCAGACGAATCCAAAGGAAACGACGAAGAAGTAACACAAGAGACTAGAAAATACCTATTAGGTTTAGGTATTGATGTTGATGTGTTGGTTTCTCAAGAAGGCTTTGGTGCGCCTGAATCCATTACTCATCCTGAAACTACTCCTGCTCCTGTAGAAGTCACTCAAGGTGAATCTGATGCACCGAGTGAAACACAACAGAAAGTAGAATACGTTCCTACTCTGAATACTTTAGTTCAGATGTCTAAATTCCAAGAAGGGCATCGTGAATTTGAAGTGAAGTCTTGTGATGAATGGCAATAAGTAATACTGCTCTCTCCTACCTGTAAAAGGGTAGGAGAGGGTATATTATTTTAAATCTATACTATTATAATGATTAACCAAATCTAACTGTAAAGGAACTATCGATGGAAAAACTAAATTCAATTAGTGAACTGATTAAGTCTCTTGAAGATAATCCTGATGTTACTATCGAAAAAGAACAGGTAATGAATCGTTCAAGAGATGAATCTGGTGAAATAATCGAGAAAGAACACTCGGTTATTTACAAGATTAAGACTAACAATATTCAATGCTTTAAACAAGTCTGGTCTACCGCATTGGAAATAATAGATTGGGAAGATGATTACATCTCTGATTTAATAAGTGAAGTGATAAGAAGAAATGAACAAAAGATATCATTTACCATAATGGAAAATGACCTACCTACCCCAGAAGAATACCAGTTTACTTATCTGCCTGCAGGAGCTGAATAATGACCAATATAAGATATCGTGAAGTTTACATGGATCCAGAAATGCTTCAAATTACTCTAGAAAGAAAACACACTTTTCTTACTGAACTTTTTAAATCTTTAAAGAATGAAGAAGGTAATGTCTTTAAAGTCATCGATGGAGAAGAACATTCAGGAAATTATGTATATCCTTACCGTCGAGTAGAGTTTAGCGATATTCACGAGTTTGAAAGAGTCATCAAAAATTCACACGTGGTTTTTGATTCAGAAGAGAGTTATCAGCTAGTGTTAGATCGAATTGAAAAGATAAAAAGAAAAGAATCTGATAATTTTGAATATCAGTTTAATTTCGATTTAGACCCTATGGATCCACGAAATTACGATCGAGATTTTATTGTAAAATTCGAATTTAAATACGAAAAGAAAACCATACCTGAATTTGATATTACCATTAATGTAAAGGAAAAGTAAAATGCACGAAGTAAGTAAGGAAATAAAATCTAGCCATCTTGGCTATATACAAGAAAAAGTAGAAAAGCTAATAGAAGAGTTACTTGAGAATGCACAAGATAAGAAAAGTATATTCGGTAAAGTAGACTCTGGGGTATTTAACGGTAAAGAACAACTTCGTAAACATATTCTCACTAATGATCCAAAAGTTTGGAATGAAACTATTCATGGACTTATTGAGATTAATGAAGTTGTTATAAAAGATCGTCCAATTGGTTATCAAAGTAACCAATCTGTAAAATTTGCTAAGGATAAAGAAACCAGGTTTTATGTCATCATTTTAAATACCGAAACCTCTTCACTTTACTACGGTTTTGCTTATCGTACTAAATACTAATTTTTAGAGGAATATAAAATGCAAGAAACCTTAATTAATCAATTAGAAGAATTGATTAATAAACTACAGCAAAACAAGAACGACAATATGGAATTTCGTATGGTCTTTGGACATGATTTCAAAAGTCGTTTAACTGTTTTGTTTGGTGAAGAATTTGATAAGATTTCTAATCAGTTAGAAGAATTTGTGAAGCAAGTGGATATTTGTAAATTACCAGGTTCTTCTTACGCTATTTGTCATCATCCTGACGATAAAGATTGTAAACTCTATGTTTACAGTTTTCAAACCAGTAGTGCATTCACTGAAGCTCGTTATTCTAAGTTTGTTTTCTTAAAAGGCATTCGGAATAATCCAGTCGATTTGGATGACTATCCTGTCGTTAAACAAGTGAAATTCTAATCAATCTTAAAGGAAATGTAAAATGAACGATATCGAAGAACAATACGAAAAAGCCCGCATTTACTTGTTGTCTATTATTGACAATAAGAAAAACAAAGCTATGGCTAAGACTTTCGAAATTTTGGAAGACAAGAAAGCTACTCGATACACTTTGTTTGAGGATAAAGAGAATCCTGCTAACTTAGAAGAATTTCATTATCCTTCTTTCAAAGAAGACATGATTGAAGAGCTTGGTAAGATCATGGGTGAAGAAACTACAGCAAGACACCCCTCTACCATTCTTGGTCAAGGCATGGCTTCTAAAACAGAATCTTTTGATGTCAAATACGACGATGAAAAAGAAACCATTGAAATTCTCTTTAGACAGCTTGAACATAAAGAGAAATTCGAACTGGTGAAAAAGAATACCAAGATTGCTTATAACAGTAATGGTGAGGAAATCACGCTTTATCAGATTCGAGCATTGAGAGATTTCACTTGTCCTTTTAAACTTAATCCAGATGGTGAAATCTTAGACCAAACTCTGGTTAAGAAAGGTGACTTGGGTGGTTACGTACAGAAAGAAGAAAACTTGTCTCACGAGGGTGGTTGTTGGATCTTCGAAGAAGCTGAAGTACGAGACAATGGACGGGTAGAAGGAAATGCCCGTCTTACTGGTCGTTCATTGGTAAGAGATAATGCTGTTGTTAAAGGTTATTCTTGTTTGGCTGCTAATGCTTATGTTTGGGGTAATGCTGTTTTAGATGGTGCCACCCAAATGAAAGGTTTGGTATCTATTGGTGGTAACTCTAGAACCAATGGTTACGTGAGTATCAATGGTAATAGTCAAGTACATGGTGATTCTGTATTAGATGGAAATATTTTCCTGAATGGTACGGTAGTTGTAGAAAATGCTAAATTGACAGGTAATGTTCACTTGTGTGGTCAATACTGCGTTACTTTCGATATTGATGATAATAAAGGTATTGCAGCTTATCGTACTACCGAGCCTATTTACATTCAGAGCACGAACATCAACATCATTAAAGACGGTAGTTACGAATACATAGTTGCTTCTACTGTAGAAGATATCTGGAGCCACAATATATTCCGTGGTACAGGTGAAGAATTAATTCAGTTCGTAGAAAAGAATCATCCTACCTCTACTGAATACTATCGTAACTTAGTGGAATACCACAAAAAGCAATACGGCTTGTAATAGAATCACTCTCCTATCCACTAAGGGTAGGAGAGTATTTTATTTTTTTAATATAGTTTATTTCAGATATATACTATTGTAGTGTAATAGGTAATGAATCCCTTCATTACTACTTTTCTAATCTAACTTTATAAGGAATTTAATCATGAAAATCAAATCTATCATTATGGCAGCAGTATTGGTAACAACTATGACAGGTTGTGCCGTCATGAATCAAATTGGTGAACATCTTGAAGAGATGGGCCGCCAAGCTCGCGCGCGTGAAGAACTTCGTTATCCGTCTCAACTGGAAAACGAAGATACTCGTATGAAATGGTTCGATGATCTAAAATATAAAAACAATCCTAACTTCTGCTACAGTCATGATGACTGTGTGGCAAAAGGATATGGTTTCGAACGTTATATCTATATCACAGGCGAATGGAGTCGGTACGGTCGAGGTATTTACGGTTTCCGTAATAACAAGATTGCTCAGGCAGGTTACGAATTGACCAAATGCTTCTCTTCTAAGAATCGACGCATTAATAAAGATAAGCAATATGAAAATCTTTGCTTTAAGTTGACGAGCAAGATCGAAGATATGGAAGCCGAATACAGTCGTCGTAACTATGGTTCAGGTAACCAAGCCTGGACTATCATCGAAGACGAAATCTTCAATTAACACACTAGAAAAAGAATCTACATTGCGTAGATTCTTTTTTTTTGATTTAAAAAGGAAATAAAATGGAATTCTTAGGTTATGTAACTAAAGAAGAATTAGAAAGTACAGTAAACCAATTATTCGATCGTATCTTTATTGTTACGGTAGACTATATCCATTTAATGGATATTAACGAAATTCAAAGATATGGTACGATTGCTACTGAAGATCCTGAAGACGATAAGAAGAATGCTTACGAGAGAATTACAGTAGGGATGACGATTCCTCAATTAGTAGAACTTTATAAGAATCAAATCCCTTTCTACTTAACTAATCGTACTGATGATCGTACCATGTACGAAATCATTTATAAACACATTAAAGAATGGCGAGAATATGCAGAACAAACCATCTCTTTAAACATGGTGCCATTTGATGACCTAATGGATCTATCTGAATTTGCTTCTGCGATTTATAAATCACGAGACCGTACGAAAGATATTGATCCTGAAATGTTACGTTTGAAAAATAGATTTGACTATGTACCGACTTCATTTGGTATTTCTGATCTTTTGAAGAAAGATCCTACTAAAGAAGAGAAGAAACCAGAGAAAGATCCACATCGTGCAGATGCTGCTATCCTAGATCAAATCTTTACCAATAGGAGATTCTAATGTTAGATGGTTCACCCATTACTGAAGAATTAATTAAAATATCACATTCCAAACAAGGTTTGATTAAGTATGCTTATTCTGCTTTAATCCACATTGTAGAAAAAGACTTAGCTTATCAACCCATTAAAGTATTAGGAATAGATATCGAACGAGATTACGAACACAACTTAGCAGATGTGATTAACTGTGAATTAGCGGTTTCTCCAGGTACTTGGTCAGATTACATCATGCCTTTTGTTGAGAACTTAGAAATTTCAATTATAGCTGAACCTGTAAACTTTAGAGCACCTGTTTCTGTTACTCGCTATAAAGCGTATTGTAAGACTTTAGTAAACTTTAGAAAAACAGATGCTCGTTTACAGAATGTCAATACTGAAACCATTGATAGAATGGATATTGTCAAAGTAGAGTTTCAATTAGTACCACTCTTAATGGAGAAACTACTTCCTTTACAAATCGGTACGAATGTCGTCAATTCTAATGTCACTGATGCACTAACTTCCTTACTCATGGGTGAAGCCACTAAACTACAAGGTTTAGATAATGCTGACATGTTAAAAGGTGTGGATATGGTGAAAGCCGATAATGAAACGGTTTATGATAATATCCCTATTCCACATGGTATTAAGTTATTAGACTTGCCCTTTTTCCTACAGAAGAAACTCTATGGGGTTTATAAGCAAGGGATGGGTCACTACATCCAAACAGGTATGTGGTATATCTATCCTAAATCTCGTACCAAAAGAAATGATGATAAAACGCGTTTTATTAACATTTTTATTTCTCCTAAAGATTTCTTAAAGTATACAGAGAATACTTGGATGAAGGAAGGCAATGACTTATACATCATAGCGGCTCTAGAAGGCGATTCTAAGGACATTTCAACGTCAGCTAATACCCTGAATAAGGGTAACGGTATAAGGGTCTTAAATCCCGATTTACAGACCACTGACGAGTCTGTAAAAGTAGCCGGTAATAAAGCCATTATCTCTCGTGCGAATAATGTTTCTGAAGTCATTCTGAATGAATCGAAAAATGGTGTAGTCAATGCACCTTTTCTCATGAGTCAGAAAGACACTAATATTTACGAACAAGTCTCTCAAGTCGAAGCAAGAGATGGTAAGTTAATAGGATTGGTTTGGCACAATAGTCAAGCTGACTTAGTGAAACCAGGTAGTGTGGTTAGAGTACATTATACAGATGCTAATGTGAATCAACAAGTTATGTTAGAAGGAGTAGTGATTAAAGCACATCACTACATTCATGCGACTTCTGCTTCTGTAGTCTCTACTCAATACTCTTCTGTTTCTGCTTTATTTGTTTTTGTACGAAAATAAGTATATTACTCTCTACTCCTTTTTACGGGAGTAGAGAGTGTATATTATTTCAAACCTATATTATTAACATGATGTAGTTAAAACTAATCTAATTTTATTAAAGGAATTATTATGGAAAAGAAATTTGAACTAGTAGAAGATGACACACTGTTGGTACACAATTGCTATGGTGAAATGATTAATCTTTATCGCATACGTGCTTTAAAAGACATCTCTTGTCCAATTAAGATACGAAATGAAAGTGGAACACTTGCTAGTTATACTGTTAAAGAAGGTGAACTAGGTGGTTATGTAGAGAAAGAAGAAAACCTAAGTCATGAAGGTGGTTGTTGGGTTTTCGATAAAGCTAGAGTATACGACGATTCCCGTATTGAAGATAATGCTCAAATCTTCCATCATGCTGTCGTGAGTGAAGATTCCATTATTAAAGATAATGCTTCTATATTGGATCTTGTTCGTGTTACCAATAGTGTTATAGGTGGTTATACTAAAATTATTAACAATTCAGTAATCAGTGGTAGCCAAATAGTGGGCGATGAACGTATTGTTATTCTCGGACGTAGCCAAATAAGCGATTCTACTTTGAAAGGAAAAATCTACCTGGATAGTGCTAATGTTACCGAAGCAGAAGTTTTGAATAATTTACACTTATCTGGTTTTTATCATGTTAGCTTCAATACGAAGAGTAATGAAGATATCGCTACTTATCGAACAACTAAAGCGATACGTCCAATGAGTAAAACAGATCAAGAACTCAATCGTTTTGGCTATGTCACTGCTGCCACTAAAGAGGACATTTGGGATATATTCCCATTCTGGGGAACTGGTGAAGAATTGATCCAGTACGTAGAAGAAAACTATCCTTCATCTGCAGATTATTATCGTAATCTAGTCACATTCCATAAACAACAATACGGATTGTGATCTAATTCTATTCCAACTCATTAAAGGAAAACTCTATGAAAACCGAACAATTAAAACATAAACCTAAGCATCCTGCTTTGAAGAAGTACTTAGAAACATTGAATGAAGATTCATTGTTTCCAGGTATTCATGCTGTATATTTGTCTGAAAGAAAGACAGGTACACTGAATATTAAGATTATCTTTAAATGTGGTCGTTCTATTGTATTCGATCGTGAATTAAAGAAAGATTCTAATATTCACGAATTGATTCACGAAGGCATGGCTACTACTTTAAAACAACTCTGGCGACATGAAAGTTTTACTCGTCCAGATAGTGAAACATTTGAGCAGTACTTAGCGACTTATGCTTCTAACTATATTGCTCCTACTTTACCTAACCATGTAAAAAGCATGGATACTTTCTTTTCTAATGCAGTAGAGAATCAATATGCTTCATCTACGAAACTCACTACTCTATAAGGAATGATCATGAAAATGACAGAAACTGAATTTATTGAATGTCTATCTAAAGACTTAGAGGATTTGATAATCAAGTACATCCATAGTCCAGATGTTTATTATCAAGAATTACCGAGTGTATATAAACTCGATGAAGGTAATCGTTTGTACTTAAGAGTATCAAGCTTCAAGAAGACAGAAGCATGGAACAGACTCTTGTCTGATTTAAAATACATAGGTTCTATTCCTGAATATATTGAAGAGTTGACTAAAGAGCCTCATCCTCTTTATCCTTCACTGAATAACGATTATCGCAATGTTAAATTCAGAGAGATGAACTCAAGAGATGTACATGGCGTTACACGTAAAGCTTTTGTATTCTCCTATATCAAAAGTGGCGTAGAGGTCATTACTGAGTTTAACAATAACTTGATCGATAGTAAAGATTTAGAAGACTAACCTAACTTATTAAAGGAACTGTATTATGGAACTGACGAATGAAGAATTGTTAGCTGAAATTAAAGAATTTTTAGCCGATGCTTCTAAGAAGCCTAAAGAGAATTTACCACTAAGAGAAATTAAAACATCCAAATGTTTTCTTAGCTCTTTAGAAAATGTACCAAGTAATGTTAAGTACGTTACCGTGCTTCGACTTTATCTTAAGAATGGTGGTTTTGATGTGTTCATTTCTATCCGTACGGAAAATACTCGGTACTTTGATGTGCATATGGATGCGCGTGAAGAACCAGAAGTATTGGCTAACGATGCTATTAAAGCACTTAACGAAGGTAAACTTAAGTCTAGTGATAATAAAGAAATGATTTCGTATTTTGATTCAGTAGTAGAAAAAGGTGTCTTTGAGTTAAGATGTTCTACAGGAAAACATACTGATTTCTTCTATTATGTTTAAGGACTATTATAATGGAAGATAAAAAGTACGAATTAGTACCAGAGACAATTCATGAATTCTATCGTAAACCTATGTATCGTATTCGTGCCTTAAAAGACTTTTCTGATGTAAAGAAAGGTGATTTAGGCGGATACGTAGAATCTGAATATAATCTTAGCCAAATAGGTAATTGTTGGATTTACGATGATTCTATTGTAGGGTTAGGTAGTAAAATAGTTGGTAACGCTGTTGTTAAAGGACACTCTACTGTTACTAGATATTCTGAAGTTTCAGACCACGCTACTGTAGAAGGAGGTTCACATATCGACGAATCTTCTTTTATTCTTGGTCAGTCTAGAGTATTCAAATCTATGGTAATGGGTAGGTCGGCAGTTGTTCGTAAATCCATTATTAATGAAGGTTGTTTAGTAACTAATGGTTCATTTATAAATGACTCAAGACTTGGTCCTGGTGTCAATGTCAGTAACGGTGCGGTCATTAGATTTGATATCGAAAGTAATGAGGATTATGTGGTATATAGTTCGCCCGTATCTTACGGCAGATCTTTAACCGCATCCACCAAGAAGGATATTTGGTCATGTGAACCTCTTGCAGATACCGCCGAGAAACTCAGAGCCTATCTCTTTATAGATGAAGTCCTAGAAGAAGGTGATGAATACTTGAAGTGGTTTGACAATATTGTTGCTTTCCACAAGAACTACTTTAACATTAAGTAAAGGAAGTTTAAATGTCTTGGTTAAACGACGGTAGGAAACACGATGTCGCTATACTGAAAGAAGACCGTCCTGATATAGATGCGGCTATTACCATGCTTTATACGGATCTTCGGGATAAAGACCATGTATGGATGTATTGTGATGTAGGTGGTAAGATTTACGAGTGTGTTCATCGTACCCCTATCAAAGTCAATATTGTTCGATATAAATCGCCTGACTATATCAAACCAGCTATTGCTGACTTAGATGAGAAAAAGGAATACAAATGGAGAGAAGTCACTGAAGAACGTGAAGTCAAGATTTTACGAACTGCCTTTAAAGAAGGAAAGTTAGAAGATCATCTTTTAATTCCTTTTGCTATTCTAGCTCTGGATTATTACTGTTAAATAGAATACTCCTCTATCCATTACGGATAGAGGAGTATTTCTTTTTTTAGTTTCAGTATTAAAGCTTTTCGTATGATAAGTTATCTATAGGAGATTTACATGATTTTTAATTTCCCTATTAAAAGCGAAAAGCAGACGATTGTACGTCCTATCGCTTTTAAAATCGTGAATGATTTAAAGAAGTATCTACAGATGAAGATCTTCGAGAATCCTGCTATTATTATCTTAGATGAAGAAGGGGTTCGTAAAGAAGTTGGTACTTCTACCGAAGAACAAGGACAAGAAGGCATTATTGAAGCAGGTGCAGAAACCATCCAAGTCCAAGTAGAAGAAGAGTATGGAGAACAATCCCTTTTACAATATCAAGATTGGTCTCAAGAATTCATGCCTATCTTTTTTGAACCCAATACCCAAACACACATTACGCCGTATTATTCTCACATCACCATGAAGTTTAACATTACCTATAGAGCACAATCGAAACATGCTGCTCGCGCTTGGTTAAACTCTGTAAAATCTAAAATGAGAATGTTTACGGATACTTTTCCTCATCACTTAGAATACCATTACATTATCGATGAAAGAGCGATTTATATTCTCTCCGAAGTCTATAAACTGATTAAGAAAAAGAATCCTAATATTAAACCGTTATCCGATTGGTTACAAGAACACTTTACCCATCGTTTTGGAGTCATTGCAGATTCAGCAGGTGTTAATAAGGAATACGCAGTAACAGAAGTTCAAACCAATATCTTAGGGCATTACGATACAGATGGGATGATTGAAGAAGGAGATAAGATAGATAATACACCTGGATGGATTTGTACGTTTCCTTACCTAGTACGATACATGAAACCGACTTCTTTGTCTATCTATTATCCTCGTGTCGTTTATAATCAAGTCGTACCTGATGTCTTAATGGGTACGAATACTCAACGAGAAGTGATGCCTAATGCTCAAGCGACTTATCCTGAAGATTATACAGTCTATACTGACTCTGCTTATCATTTAGCAAAATTCTCTTCAGAAGTCGATATGACAGCTTGGGAACTTTATAAAGGTGTAGTCGTACCTCATTGGAATGAATTCCAACCTGCTCAAGATTTCTCTATCAGAGGTACTGATCGTTTTGTCGATCAATTAGTACTTTTTGAAGATGGAGATGATGTAGGATGTTTACTACTGAACTTAAGAGATGAATGTAATGAATTTAAGATTGATCCTGAGTTATTAGAATTCATGATTTCTGAAAAAGATTACATGCTAGATACAGGACAGTCACTCTTTCAAATACTCTTGTATCAGAATGACCAGATGATGGCTCGTAATGCCTTAAAGATCGATAAGAATGGTTGTATTTACTTGAATCAGAAAATTGATTTAAAACATACTTACAATATACGTATTGCCATTTATTACGATTGGAAATACCTATCACCAGATGCCATTAATCGTTTACGTTACTGGTTAGATAAACTGAAACTCCACCCAATGTTCAATAAGTACTACTCTGACCTCTACAATAGAGTCATCGATTACTTGAAAGGTGGTCGAGACAGTAACAATAATGATAACTGGGGACGCGATTATAATCGCTGGAACATCAGCAATATTAAAACGGTACAAACCTTCTATCTCATTAACTATCGTGATAGAAGTCAATCACAAGGATTACCTCGCTATGCCGAAGTTAGTGAACAGCACATATAAACCTGAACAACACTCTCCTGTTCATGAGTTAATTGAAAAACCTAAGATTGTCCCTCAAGACTTTAAAACAGCTATCGTAGATACCAAAGAAGAAAGATTAGATACTTTAATTCAGTATTCAGATGGTTCACGTCAGAAAGTGACTTACTTTAGACAAAGACTCTCTAAGAATGATTCAATCACTCAGTTCTCTTTAGATGCAGGTGGAGTCGTTCAGCAGTACGAACGTATTGATGGATTAGAGATTCTTTTACAAGGCTCTCTTGCTACTTCTCAAACGACTACAGAATTAAGAACCACTGAGATTACAGGTGAAGCTCATGTACTACCTCCTCTAATCCCTAATAAAGGCGACATTATGTTAATGGACATAGGTCGCAATACATTAGGTTGGTTTAACATCAATGACGTACGTCGTTTAACTCATCGTCGAAATACAGTATACGAGATTCAGTTCTCTATGGCTTACGAGATTCGAGACCAAATCAACGATCCTCGAATGATTAATCTCAATCAGAAAACCATAGAGGTCTTAAAGTACAATCATGATTACTTAAAGTCAGGGCAGAATCCTTTAATCACCCCTAAGAAAGCCGATACTTACGAATTCTTAAGAAAAGAATACGATCGTATTGCTCGCTATTGGTTTAGGAAGTTCTATCATCGTTTTCATGAAACTTGCTTAGTACCGAATCAGAATACTTTGATTTACGATGGGTTCTTCATGAGAGCGATTCAGAAATGGTTCTCTTCTCAACGTTATCCTGAAATGGTTCATTTTAGGGTTTATACAGATGATGAATTTCCATTATTACATACGACTTCAATTTGGGACGTGATTAGTGAAAGAGATCCTTATCTCTTAAAAGAGACATTTACTAAAGCTTGTGCGATTTCTTTAAAGTATTTCACGACTGATGTAAACTTTACTTCCATTCGTTATTCTGGATTTCATGCTGTACTAGCACCTTATGGCATGGCTTATTCGAATGAACTCTACATTAAGAATGATGAAGTCATTGGCGATGCATTCTCCATGATTGAAACGGTAAATCCTCGTCAGTTTAAAGTCGTGAATGATACACTCTTAATCAATCAAATCTTACCAAAAAGAAGCTATGTCTTCAGTCAAGACTTTTATCGAGATTCCGATGATGGCCAATCCCATTTAGAATTGGAATTGAAGAAGTATCTAGAAGACAGTACTTTGGATGTTGAGATTATTGAAGAGTTAGTAAAAGACTGTCTGAACTGGGGTGAGTTAGAGCAATACTATTACTTACCTGTTCTTTTAATCTTAATGAATTACGCTGTGCGTAGAATGTAAAACAGATTATCCTCTCTACTCCTTATTGGGGTAGAGAGGTAATCTAATTATGTTTAAACCTATATTATTATAATGGTACTACTCTTAAGTACCAAAACATTAATCTAACTTATATAAAGGAAAACTTTGAAATGAAAATTGATCAAGAAGTAAATAGTACTATTCGTGCTAATCTTAAATTGATTATCACTGCTAAGGGTGAAACCATGACGACCATCGCTAAGAAGATGGGAATGGAATACTCCATGTTCTTTAAGCGAATGACTTCAGGATACAGTCAGGCTCTAGATATTGCTTTCGTTATTGCTGTTTGCAATATTCTCGATGTAAAGATTTCAGATGTTCTACCGAACTTGCCTTGTAATCCTAAAGAGAGCACTAAGATTACTATTGAATTAAAGGGATAAATCGTGACTATGTTAATTTTAGACATGCGAGAAGAACTCAATGCTTTAAAGAAAGCATTAGACCGAATGATTAAACACGTAAAGGGATTAGAAGGTGTAAAGCATGAACAAGATGCTTCTGTTACCTTCGGTAGAAGGCAGATTCCTTATACTGAAGAATTCTTAAGTTTTGAAAATGTACAATCTTGGAATACTTTAGTAGACTTGGTACAGAATCACCAATTGATTTCTGAATACTTCAATCGTTCTATTCAGAATGACTTTGATGTCGTAAAAGGTGAATTAGTAAAAACCAGTTTAACTGATAAACAAAATCGTAATATCTTTACTTTCCGTTTCTTTGCAGATGGTTCAGTAAGACATTACATCTTTAGTAATATTCGCATTAAAGGCGATGTAGAAACTAAAGCATTATTTTAACACTAACTTATAAAGGAAATATAAAATGGATGAATTGAATCGTCAATTTGAAGAACGTTATCTTCTGGTATTGGAAGATGAAGAACGTTTGTACGAATCTATCGTAGGTTTGACTAAAGAATTCACAGAAGGTAAGATTCCAACAGATCTCTATGTCAAGTCTTTAGATATTGCTAATGCTGTTGTACAAGAGATTCATTCTAAGCGTTCTATTTTGCATAAGCTCATTCAACAGATTCGCTATCATCTCTTTAAAATGAAAGAATTTATTGAGATTAACTACGAAGATGGTTTGCATTTCGTCGTAATTCCAAATCAAACTTATACCAAACTCCATAATGACTTCTTAACTCGTAGTCATCACTTCTTGAAAGAATGGAACGAATACGAAAAAGAACATGGACTCTGTATTCCTGATACAAGAACGGAGATTCGCTCATTTGAATTGGTTTTCAAAATGATTCAATTACTCACGGATGAGTACGATGCCCATACTTATCCAGACCAAAAATTGCTGCATATTTACACATTGACTCGTGAGTTACCTAGTTTGCTGATAAGTGCTCGTGATTTAGCGTTAAGCATGAATCCGCAAATCATTGCTGACCAATACTTCATGAAAAAGTATTTAAATAAACCATCTCCTTACACGTCTCGAAATACTCGGGAGTTTGAGTTTAAACAAGCTCGAGCCAATGGCTATCCAGATTTCGAATATGTAAGAGAGCCAGGATTTAAACCTGAGTTTAAACCCGAGTTCAAATCGGAATTTGCAAACCATTGGAGTATGGAACAAAGACGTCATCATGATTTAATCCCTCAATCTCAGATTCATCAACAAATGACAGGTGATATTGGTCGATCTACTATCCCTCCAGGTCCTAAGTTAGAGCGACCCAATGTAAGAGGCGTTTATCCAAATACAATACTAGAACAACCTACCATGTATAGTCAGTCTGGTCGCAGACCTCGTTCAGAACAACCAACTATGGGTAATAATACTCGTCCTGAACTAAGACAAGAACCTTCTGAAGAAGTTACTCGTAAATCTTAAAAGGAAACTATTATGCCGTGTACTTATTACACTCCTGCTGAAGAACGCAATATTCAGCTCAATTCTATCTCTGAATTAAAAGATAAAGTCAATAAAACGACTCGTCAGTACTGTGAGTTCATTAATGCCGTATATGAGTCTCAAGGTATTGAAGTACTCTCTTCAGTAGTGTGTCACTTGGGTAAAGCCAATCCAAGTGCATTCGAAGCATTCCGTAAACATCAAATGTTAGATAAGGAACAAGGTCGTCCTTACTTCCGTATTAAATCTTCTACACCTTTCTTGTTAGAGAAAGTAGGGAATGTCAATATCACTACTTTTAAAGACTATGTGAAGTTAGCAATCCGTACTGATGCTACAAAACAGTCTGATGTTTCTACTCGTATCTTGCATTCCATGGTCGGTTTAACTGGTGAACTCTCTGAAGCTTTAGAGATCTATCGTAAATACGAACGTGATAATGTTTGTACCTCTTCTGATTACGAAGCTTATGTTTCTGAATTAGGCGATGTACTTTGGCATATTGCTCTGTATTACGATGCGACACAAATCTTCCGTGATAAAGGTATCGAAGATCCATTAGATACTTTTATTAACAAAGATAGTCTTCTGGGTTTAATGATTGGAAAATCTACTCCGCGTATTCAGGCTGAATTGACAGAGTATGGATACCAATATCTCGTAAAAGACTTCAAACACAATGGACACTTGTCTAATGTACTTGATCTTCTTTTAGAGAAAGCCGCTCGTGCATTAGATGCCTTTAAGAAACACTACTTCTATAAACAAGAGTTAGATCATCGTCATGTAGTGATAATGAGTAACTTGTGTGTAGATATATTGAAATGGATTATCATGACAGGTTATCTGGAAACAGAAGTAACAGTTTATACGCTGAAAGAAATCATGGAAGCGAATATTAAGAAACTGAAAGCTCGTTATGCTGAAAAGTTTACGACTGAAGAATCTGAGAATCGTAACTATGAAAAAGAATCTGAAGCAGCCGGTATGGCAGTGAAATAAGGAAATAGAAATGGGTGAATATTTAGCATTATCTCCACCACCTTCTAAAATTGAGATGATACGTAGAAGTCTTGAGCGATCTAGAGAATTAAGAAGGCAACAACAGATTGATAGTAATCTGATGAAACTTATTTTAATCTTAGGAGGGTATGATCCTAATACTCTTACTCCGATTGAGGAAGACGTGATATAAATGAGTAATTCTATACCTGAGTGGGCTGGTGAATCTAGTAAGGATTTTACTCCTGAAATAGTAGTCAGTCCTATTTTGAAAAATAAAGGTCTAGAGGGTTTCTCTAGAAAAACCCCAGTGAGTGACACTTATACTAAACCTTTATCAAGAACTATTAAAGAACCCACTCGTGATGAAGCAATGAAAAACATCATGAAGAAGTTCCATTCTTAAAAGTACTCTACTCTCTACTCCTTAACGGGAGTAGAGAGTATTTTCTTTTTTAATTATAATTTATTTCAGATATATACTATTTACGTGAGATATGGATGCCTGACCACCGCAACCAATATCATTTATTCTATTTTTATTCTAACTTTATAAGGAAATCATCATGCCAGCACGTATTCAATCCGAAAAGGGACTTGATCTTTACGCTTTCAATACCGCATTGAAGCGTAACTTGAAAAACGCTATTTACAATAGCAAAAGCAACATCAAAGAAACAGCAGAATATTTGGGGATTAAGTACGCAGTACTCTCTCAAATGTTAAACGAAGAACGTAGAACTTATGTTCTTTGTATTGACTTTGCTTACCTCATCTGTAAACACTTAGGAATCACATTAGCAGATGTGATTCCGATGACTGAAGAATCAAAATCTTTGGTCATGCACAAAACCGTTTCAAGCGAAGAAGTTATAAGACTTCGTAAGAAATTGGAATTGATCCAACTGGTTATTGATACTGGTAATATCGATAACCAATAATCATTAACCCCTAACCAATCATTTAATCTTAATCTTAATCTAACTTTGTAAAGGAAATATCATGAAAAAATTGTTAATCGCTCTGTTGGTTCTTACAGCTATTACCGGCTGTGAAAGCAAAGAAGTAAAAGAGGCCGCTAAGGCTGCTTCTGCAGTAGGTTCTACCGCTACGGCTAAGGAAGCTGCGGCTTCTGAAACTCCAGAAATGTCTGATGAAGACTTGGGTTACGGTGATCCAGCTCCAACTAATCTTCAGTTTGAAGAAGAATTCAATAATGGTTGGTCATTCTACAGTGCCAGTACTCGTGATCCAAACTTCTACGACTTCGTACAGAAGTTCGGTCCGACTTGGAAGTACGTTGGTCGGAATGACGATGGTGGTGAATTTACTCTAATCTACAGTTGTGGTAATGGCTCTATTGGTAGTACGTTCGGTATTGATGGCCCTGGTGTCAAAAGACATTTCGGTAAAGAACATCCGTATCTGTTTACCATCACAAACCAAGGACAATATATCCGTCCTGGTTTTGTAGACCGACCAGAGAAGTACCCTACTTTTGATAAACTGGGTAATCGTCTTGCTAATACGACTACTGCTGGGTATAACAACTACGTCACTATTAACTACACTCCTTTGGGAGAAGTGAATTTTGGTGGTATCACTGATGACAAGACCGGTAAACCGTTCGTCTATACCGACCCACGTCGGTTAGTAAATGGTGAGCTTGGTAATCGTCTGGCAGTACAAGGTCTAACCTTTACTGAAACTGACGTAGATATGTCTCACTACGATGCCGTTTACACTTCATACGCCCAAGACCCACAAACCTACGAAGGTGAACTGATGAGTCTCTTCGAGCCTAGCAAACTCCAAGAACACATCAAAAACAACACCTTTAACTATAAATACAATATCCCTGCAGTGATCTCTGATCCTGCTGCGGAGAAGTATTTCAAAAACGGAAACATTTGTGATTTGAATTAATCATGAATGTTTCTAGAGAGACTGTCCCTATTCTGGGACAGTCTTTCTTTTTTAATCTAAATCAGTAAAGGAAATGAAAAATGTTAAAACAAATTGTTATTGTAGAAGGTTTATCTCACAGTGGTAAAACCACCGTAATCAATGAGATTAAAAAGAAACTAGACCATAAAGTCTTAGTACTCAATACACCGAATAAAAATGACTTAGATGAAATTGAAGAATACTTCATTTCTAAAGTCGATACTTTAGATCCTGAAATCGATAAAGACAAGATTAACCATGTTAATTATTTATTGGACGAATTGAAAGAAGCAAAATCCAGAATTGGGGTTTACTTCCATAATCTTCGTGAGCGTTGTGAAAAACGTAATTATCCAAAACAGTCTACTGTAGAGGATTATAAACGCATTAATAAAGAAAGCGTTGAAGTACCCTACCTTGCTCTCTTTACCGATGTTAATGGTATCTTAACCACTAAGACTTTGCAATTAAAAGCATTAGTGGATTTGGTGAATCATTTCGATCAAGAAGTCACGATTATTGTGGATCGCTTTATTGGTTCTACTTTGGTCTATAGTCCGATTGATGTCATCCACATGGTGAACAATCCTAAAGACTATCAGTTCCGGATTGATAGTTATCCTACTGAACGTGATATCTTGTTGGGTACTTTAGTCCGTATTAATACGACACATAATCTCTTGAAGTTCATTGCTCTAACACAAGCTCCCATCATTCCTATCTTTATTGAATGTCCGGTAGAAGAACGTACTCGTCGTGCTCAAGCAGTCAATCCTAATGACGAATCAGATAAAGCATTTGATGAAATGTCATTAGAGTTTGATAAAATCATGTCTCGTAAATATCGTGATTACATGGTATTCTTCGCAGAAGATTGTGCTGCTTTCAATCCTGATGTTTATAACTTCTTCTCTTTGCCTTCTACTGATGTAGAACGTCTGTCTAAGGATATCTTAAGTATCTTGGAAAACAAAGAGTATTATAAGGATATTGAAGAAGCATAGGTAACATCTAACCCTATGAGAAATTACACAAAGAGTACTGCATTTCTGAGTACTCTTTTTTTTTGATTTATTTTAAAGACTAAAGGAAAAACCCTCAATGGAACTTTATCGTTTGATTCGAGATCTGGAAGAATTACCTAAAGACAAATTGCTGTACGATTCTATCTGTCGTCCGACTTGGTACCAATCTGAAGATGGTATGGCAGTATTAGCAGGTGCACCTTGTCCTATCCAAACTGTAGAACAATTGCTGCACAGCTTGAAATCTTTGATGATGAAAGATTTGCCTTCTCAAGACAATACTTTCCGTCGTAAAGTATACGACAATACTGAAGTCTATTACAACTCTGTGAAAACCTCTCGTAATGGTCTGCGTTTCGTAGCTGAAGAAATCAATTCTTCTACCATTAAAAGCTGGTTTAACCATTCTACTGACCACACTAAAGTAATTGTAGCGATTGGTGGTCCTTCTTACATGCTCTCTTCTGACAAAGTAGAAGTACTGGTGAATAAAACCTACTTCCGTGCTTTGGGTTTAGCCGGTAAACGCAATTACTTAGAAGAACTCTTAACGATTCGTGCCTTCCAATATCAAGACACGGATGGTAACACTCAATACTTCAATAAAGAATATTGGGGTATTAAAGACGTAGAACCAAAACAACCTGACTATAATAATCACTCTAAACCTATGGGTGATTGTGGTTGTGGCGAACCTCGTCCGAAACCCGCTCCTAAACCACAACCTGAGGCTAAGATTCTGGTCACCCATAACTCAGGTGGGTTTGACTTTGTAGAAGAAACAGACGATGAGAAAGCAGAACGCGAGCGTCAAGCATTAGCCGCTCAAGAAGCGCGTAATCGTCGTGTAGAAACTACTACTCCTGTTTCCTCTGCGGATGTCTTGCCTAAAGTAGACATTTCTTTCATGCATTAAGGATAACAAAATAAAATGAGAGTAAAACTCAAAAACGCTATGACCATCGGGGTAATACTTTTGCTCGTTGGTTTGGTTATTTTCTTAACGGCACACTACTTCATCAATTCTACTCGTGTAGAAACTGAGTTGAAAAACTCAGCGGCTGAACGAGGCAATATTCAGTCTTTAGATGCTTCTGAACCTGTCGTGACGAAGAGTGATGTGCCACCGCCTCCTCCTACTGGCACACCTCAATTACCTAAAGAAGAGAAACCTATTGTCATCAATGCTGCTTTTGGTCTGACTAAAGAAAACAATGGTGACATTATGGTTGGTTTGTATAGTACTCAGAAATCCGCTAGTGGTTATCGTCGTTATTTTACGTATCGTTGTAAAACCGATGGTACTCTAGCGAAGTTTGATTCAGGTGCTTACTTTACCTTTGGTCGTGCTAGCGGTGTGCCTGTAAAAGACATTTTGTTCGGTGGTAATCTTTATCCAGCTAATGGTGATTATAAAACCATTCTTGCTGAGATGAATAAAGCCAGTGAATTCACTTTTAGTGTACCGAGTAGTACTACCTATTTAGTGAAGATTCACAACCGTTCTACAAATGACTTGCCTTGTTTGTAATTCAGTCTGATAGACCCCTCTAGTCTCCTAGGAGACTAGAGGATTCTTTCTATGTTTGTTTATATTTTGAACCAATGGTGGTTAATCAATACGAAAAGGAAATTGAAATGTCTGAAGCAATTAGTAAACAAGATTATGATTTGTTGGTTAAAGTAGCTGGCTACCAAGCCGTACTGGAAGTAGTCGAAAAGAAACACGGTACAGAAGCACTTGAAGATATCGTAGAAGAGTTCCGCATGAACAGTCCTCATGACTACGTAATCTTCTTGCAAAACCAAATCACTGCACGTGAAATGGAGAAAGTACCTAGTTGGTCTATCTTGAAAAAACAAGATGGTACTTATGGTTTAACTAAAGACTAACAATCATGACTACTGAAGAAATTCTGAGTTATCAAAGAGTACTTTCAATTATTTATAACGATTTAGGTAAGGATAAACTTCTTGAAGTAATTGAAACCATGAAGCGTTGTGACGAACGGTCTTATCAAGTATTTTTAAAAGTACAAGAAGAAGCTAGAAATCAACGTATCTTCAATTACATTATTTGTGAAAATGAAGATGGTACTTCTAGAATCGTTTTAGACAGATAATAGACTCCTCTACTCTCTTAGGAGAGTAGAGGGTTTTATGCCGTGTTTACGAGTGTTTTAATAACCCTAAATATGACAGCATGTATACTATATGTTGTCTTTAAAGTAATTTCTTTTTTCCTTGAAATCTTAAATAAGGGTTATTATATCATGTTTACTCCTGAAACTCACAAAAAACAAGCACCATTCAGAAAACACAAATACCACGGGAAACCGCCTCGGGATAAAAAACAAACCGTAGTACCAGTGCCTGAAGATTATAAACCTTCAACGACTTACTTGCGAGAGGATGAATTCCCATCCAATGAAACTCGTTTAGTTCCTGAAGAAAACTTGGTACTGAATACTCAAGACAACTTAGTCGAAGAAACAGTCTCTTTGATGGACAACTTAGACTTGATGTTTAAATTGTCTTCTCAATTGCCTAAAGTAAAATTCTATAACCAAAATGAAGTCTTTGATTTGAAAGTATTGAAATTTGGTGAAAAGATTTACACGACTAATCTTCTTAACAGAAGTCTCTTCCGTCACTTGATGGATGATGCTCCTTATACCGAAGCGCAGCTTTTGACTGTTTGCCAACAAACCAGTCACATTGCCAATTACTTGACTGCAGGTTGTGTCACTTTGGAAAAAGTGAATTACAAAGAAGTCTATTCTCGTATTGCTGAATTCTCTAAAGCAGTACGTGAGAAATTGAACAATAAAGCTTACTTCTCGGTTCACCATGAGTTTACTGAGAAAGACGGAAAAATCATTCGTACTTTCTACTTGGTTTACTCTCGTAAGAATGTGTTCACTAAAGAATACGACCACATTGCTGCTCGTCTCTTTAGCCTCTCTTCTGTGAAACTGTAAATTAATCGAGTATTCCTCTATTTTATAGAGGAATACTCTTATTTCTTTTTTTACCGTATTTTATCTTAAGGAGGCGTAATGAAACAATACTTAGAAACATTGAAAGAGATTTTAGATGAGGGGACACGTATTGAAAATGATCGATCAGGTACAGGGACCATTTCTTTAATTGGAACGTCTGAAAAGTATCCTTTAGAAAATGGAGACTTTCCTTTAATTACGACTCGTAAGGTATGGTTAAATAAAACCATTCTAGAATTGATTTGGTTTATTAAAGGTGAACCTGATGTCACTTTCTTGAAAAAGCATAATGTACCTTTCTGGGATAAGTGGACGAGTAAAGAAACGAATACCATTGGACCAATGTATCCTTTACTCTGGAGAAAGAAACCAGAAGTGATATCAGGTACTGGACTGAAAAGTGATGAGATTAGTGCTTTCGATAATATTACCTATATTGATCAGATTGCTAATTTAATGGTTGGATTGCAAGACGATATAGAAACAAATATCTTCTCTCGTCGACATTACTTATCCAATATTGCTTTAGGTCTTCGTCCTGAAGAATCCTTATCTCCTATTGAGAATGTAGAACATGGGAATATGGCTTTGGATACTTGTCACCAAGTCTTCTATGTTTCTTTACGTCCTCTATCTGAACAACAAAAAGAAGAATCGATTCAATATCAGTTAGAACAAAACAAAGCATTTGGTATTGAGAAAGAAGTCAAACCTTTCCAATATGGAATTGAATCCATGCTCGTAATGCGTTCTAATGACGTCATGGTAGGCAAGCCGCACAACATCGCTCAATATGCTTTGTTGAACATTATGATAGCCAACGCACTAGGTGTTCTTCCTCTTTCTCATCGACACACAGTACATGACTCTCATGTCTATCTTTCTCATGTCGAGAAAGCTCAAGAATTGTTAGAAAGAGAACCACTACCTTTGCCTAAATTATATGTTAATCCTGACCTTACTGCTAATCGTATTTTGTCAGGAAACATTAGCTTAGAAGACTTTAAACTCATTGGCTATCAAAGTCATGATCCTATTTCATTCTCCTTAGAAGGCTAAGAGAGAATTCTTATTATATCTATTACACTCACTACAGTTACATGTAGTGAGTGTAGTGGGTATTTTTGTCTCTTATGTTTTGAAATAGAGTGCTTATCACAGTATCTTCCCTGAAGATAGATTATGCTTTTCTTTTTAGGTAATTTTTAAATGAGAAGAATACTCAGACAGATATTCTTACAAAACAAACTCACTGCGGCTTTACTCTTTTTACTCAGTTTCTTGTGTATCTTTTTGCTGATACATGTATTCAGTATTCATGAAGTTTCTATCCGAGATAATGTTGCTTCCCACGAATCTGTGGCTTGGCAAAGAGTGGATAAAGGGAATGGAAGAATAAAATACAAACTGACTAAAGATGGTAAAATCGCTTTGATCTTAACCTGTAGGGATAAGAAACTTACAATCAATACTTTGAGTGCAATGTCTATAGTCAGGTTGTCTTTTAATGGAGAAGAGAAAAATCTTTCCTCTATAGGAATCAATGGAAGACTTTGGTATGTTCCGGTGATTAACGACAATCCTAATCCTACTCAAGAACAAATTGATTTCTTGAAAGCTTTATCTAAAGCAGATGTTGTAACCTTCAGATACGAAAAGGTAAACTATGTTTGGCCTACTAAGAACCAAACAGAATTATCTCATTGTGTCGACTTAAATTAAGACTGAATATTTTATTTTGGAAATAGGCTTTTTAAAATGGCTGATTACAAACAATACAACTACTACGCCACTCGTAGTGGTCGTGAAAACCTCAACCAAGTTCTGATGGATTGTGGCTATCCTAAAGAATATCTGGATGATATTGAAATTGTTGCCGTACGCCCTTCTAGCGATGAACGCTATGCCAGCTACACTGAGAAATCCGGTAACACCGCAGTAGAAGTTAACTACTCTGGTGAACTGGTGAACTTGACTGGTGGTAAATACGGTAACGTTCACTTCTATAACCGTACTTTGCCGATTCCTTATCATTGGAAAAACAAAGTGATGGTATTACTCGATACTGAGTTGGATAACTTGGATATCGTCACTTACGTTAAGAATCGTTTCACTAAAGAAGGTTACCCCTTTATTGGTGAGCGTTTGACGTATGAACTGAAAGATGGTACACTGAAATACGGTACCAACAAATTGGAAATTACTCCACGTCGTGATTCTTACGGTCTGGCTGGTACTGCACAATTGTGCATCCAATACTTGGCTGACTTGAGTAAGAAGATGACCAAACTGGTGACTACCGTTAATCCATTCTTGACTCAAGACTCTATCTCTAAAAAAGATATGTACAATGAGTTGGCGGTTATCCCTGGTAAAACCGCTAAAGAGACTGACAGTAAAATCCTGTCTCGTTTCTTGGTAGAAACTTATGGTGAACGTCGTGCTCGTGCTGTCTTGGAAGAAATCCAAGCTGAAGGTTTGAACATTGTTCGTTCTCCTAACTTCCGTGCGGAAATCGCCAATCCTTCTACGCCTGAACAAGAGATTGAGAAATTAGCGGCTAAGAACTACCTCTCTTCTATTCTCTATCGTCTCTCTGAAGATCAAGAGAAAGATCAATACTCTCGCATCTACGGTAACATCCGCATGATGGTAGGTATCTCTGACATCTCTAAATTGGTCGCAGAGTCTGGTAAATTTGAGTTGGATGTAGAACAAGAATCTAAATATCGTGAAAGCGGTATTAAAGTCAAATCATTTGTATTGGCTTCCGATACCGGTGATGGTTCTCGTTTTGACATTCAATTGGGTAAACATGAAGATGCTCAAAAAGCGTTTGAATCAGCTCGCTCTTTGATCCGTCGTTTCTTTGGTGTTTATGCTGACTTGGTAGAGATTGAGCGCAATAGTGCGACAGATTCTCGTATTGAGATTTCTGTACTGCCTGGTCGTGAGATTTCTGATTATGTTGGTGGTGAGTTGCGTGCTTATGTGACTTATTCTACTAAAGATGAAATCGTTCTGCCTAAGATTACAGTTCAGTTGAACTTGAATGGTTTTGCTGAAGTGGTTACCGATCAAGAAAACGGTAATGCCGTAACCGGTATTAGTGCAGACAATGCACCATCTGTATTGGGTGACATGCGTGCAGCTTACAACGCTGCTCGTGGATAATAACATTAAATCAACACATTTCAAAAAAGGATAATAGCTAAAATGGCTTCCTCTGAAAACGTATTGTTAAACATTTTGAATGACTTTGCTACTTTCTTGGGTGAGAAAGACAAAGGTTTATTTGAAGACTTAGTCGGTCGTATTGAAGCACTTCGTGTCCAAGTAATGGGTGGTGAAGTCGATGCGGAATTGGATACGATTCGTGAAATCGTAGCAGAATTGAAAAACTTGAAAGATGCTCAAGGTAATACTCCTCAAGCAATTTTGAGTAAGTTCACTGCGATTGAAGGTCAAATCCAAAATCTGACTCAAGAGCAAACTGGTTTGTCTGCTAAGATTTCTGCTGTAGAAGTCACTGCTAATGCAGCGAAACAAAAAGCAGAATCTGTAGAACAATCTATTGCTAACTTGGCTGTAACGACTGCTAAAGCTGAAGCTGCTGACACTCTGTCTAAAGCCAATAAATCGGCTGTTGAAGCATTGCAAACCAAAGTGACTACTTTGGAAAGCTCTGCAAAACAAACTGATGTGTCTACCCTGACCATTGATGCCTTGAAACAAGCTTATACTCAAGCTCGTGGTTAATCACTAACGACTAGGAAATAAGTACGGGTAGATATATGGTAAATGTATCTATCTGTACTTATATAAGAGGTTTCTATTAAAATGGCTGATTCTAAATTAAAGAGCCTGTTCCTAGATTTTGCTCGATTCGTTGGTGAAAAGGATAAAGAGCTTAGCAACTTAGCAAAATTCCTCTCTGGAAATGGTTCTCCAGAAGGTAAAGTCACTGCTCCTAAGGGAACAGTGTACGTAGATAATACTGTATCCCATGGTGCAGCACAGTGGACTAAAACCACTAACTCTGGAAATACTGGTTGGAAAGTCACCCAAGGTGATACTGGATGGGTACAAATCCCAGCAATCAGTATGGCAGATAGATCGTTTATTAAATTACGTCGAATCAATGACCAGGTATTCTGGTGGTTTGGTGGCAATGCTTACGATTTATTTGCTTTAAGTGGTTGGCAGGATGCAAACTGGACAGGTAACCCTGCTAAAGCTACTATTCAGCGAAATCCTAAGACCAATATTTCTAGTGTTTGGTTATGTTACCCTGGTTCAAAAACCATTCCCGATGGTTTCAGAGCACCAAACTCAATGATCGGTCCTGTTTATAAGGACGATAACAGTAACCCTATAGGCGTATGGAAGTTAGGTGGGATTAATGATGCCAATCAGTTCCGTATTGAAATGATTAATAACGATCTTTATAAAACAAAGATTCCTAATTTACGTTTCTCTACAGTTACCTACTTAACGAATGATCCATGGCCTACTAGTCTTTAATATTATTCTATCTTAAATAAAGAGATGAATCCATGGCTTTGACCATTAAATATAATCCAGAGCTATCAGATCGAGAGAACTTTAACGAGTTACTGAAAGATGCTGGATATCCTGCTGATCGAATTGCTGATTTGAGAATTGCTCGAAGCGAACCAAATGAAACTGTAAATCCAGCCGATCGAAACACTACTGTCTACATCGAAGTACCTGCTGATTTAGCTGCTAAATACGATAACGAAAACCAAGAAGCCATCACCCCACAAACTGAAGGTAACAAAGTATTTAGACATACTTATCGCACACTAGACATTACTACAGCTATTAAAGCTGAATCTACTGTTATTGATTCTGAAGTAGGTTTCCAACAAGATGAAGATATTTCCAATAGTCCGACTATTAGAAAAGCCAATGGTTCAGCAGCAATATTTAAGAACCAAGAAGATGCTGGCAGAATAATTCACCATGGTAGAGATAGTGATGTTGTCGATTATGGTCAAAATGTCTACTCTGTATCTTTTGTAGGTAGTTTGGCATTCCATGGATCTATTCCTGAAGCCGTTACCACAATTAAAGCAGATGCTACTGCTGGTAAACAATTACTCTTCAAATTGACTTTAAATGGTCAAGATGATACTTCTGAGTATAGCGTACCTAAAGGCACTTACGAAGGTGCGGATGTAGCTTTTGCGGGTAAAGGTAATACCATTAAACGTGTTCCGATTACTTTGCATGACCTCTTGGTATTAGGTAATTCAGTACTGAATACGAAGTATAACGAATTAGCTTATGAGGATGCTCCACATCGTAAACAATTCCTCCAAAACAAATTCGCTTTCACTCGTGTTTCTACAGTACCTCAAAAAACCATTTTCCCTGAAGGTTTAGAACTCTCTATTCCTGAAGGTGCTTCTGGTTTGATTCGTTATGCTTCTCCTATGGCTAAATATCCTGAAGTTCATGGAAATGTCAATACCTATGTGTTGCCACTTTTAGCTAAAGAAGCAGCAGACTACTGTTCTAAATTCTTAGACACAGAAGAGAAGTTTAAATTCGATAAGATTGATACTCAATCGAATAAAAACATCGTCGTCTTTAAAACCGGTAAATACAATCAAGAAACTGACTTACCTAAGTTTGAAGCATTCATTGGTAAGATGTTGAATGAGACTGGTTTGGAGCGCTCTGAAGCGCCTACTACTATTACTTACGATGGATCTGTTATGATCCACAAAGTGTTTGTAGATCCAAGCGACGATATGTTTATGAGCGAGCCAATATACATTGCGTTGGTACCGCTGGAAGAAAAACTGACCCTTAAGGAAGGCATGGATGGATTTAGTGCTCTGAAGCTTGCTGACGAAGACACTTTGCCTGAAATCTAATATTCCTTAACTTCATTTTATCCTAATTAGGAAAACATTAACATGTACGATAAAATTTCTGTAGACTTTACCAAAACAGGTCTCGAAAATGTGAAAGATTTGCTGGTTGATGGCGGCTATCCGCGCGCCGAACTGGAAAAAATCGCTATCTATACCACCAAAGAAGTAGACAACCAAGGTACTACTGAGCTGTACGTTGGTACTAGCAATGCTGACTTTGCTAACCGCATGACCAATGCTGGCGTAGACGTTAGCACTGTACCTAGCGCTGCTACTGACACTGACGGTTCTGTTAAAGCTGGTTTCACCAAAATCATCAAACACAACTACCGTCGTGTAGACCCTGTGAAGACTACTCAGATTCACCAATTCACCGATACTGATGAAAATGGTGAATACATTGACCTGACTCAACCTACCAGCGAAGTTCTGGAAAAACGCATCAAAAAAGAAGTGTTCAGTTCTACTGGTAGTTCAGTAACTGGTGAACGCATTTTCGGTGCTGACATCGTTACTGAAGGTGGTGCCTCTGTTACCCTGCAATACGGTGAAAACAAAGTCAACTACGACTACACCACTGACGATGCTAAACTGTGCTTCGCTAAACGCGATCCACAACAAAAACTGACGGTCCGTCTGCGTTCTGACGTAGAAATCGGTGACCAAGTGATCTTGTTCCCTTACTTGGGTTCTACACCTCATGAGTTGGTGAGCGATTCTACTCCGATCCCTGCTTTCGAAACCAAAGGTCTGGCTCAAGACCTCACTGGTCTGGCTACTCGTTATGTAGGTCAAAATGCGTTTGGTCCTAACCGTGACATCGTTAAATCTAACCATGTATACGGTGTTAGCGTTAACCTGAACGATGTAACTGATTTGGCTAAGCTGAAACAAGCTTACTTGACCAAAGCTTACGCTAACGTTCCTGCTCGTCAACAACTGGTTGCTGAACAAGAATTCCGACGTCATGGTACTACTCGTGTAGATTATTCTTTTGGTGAAGGTAAACTGGGTGCTGACGTTGAACGTGTTGTAGAATTCCGTTCTACTGGCGATACCAGCGATCCTGCTTACAAACTGAATAGCTTTGTCGGTTTCTACGTAGCTCCGACTACTGCTAAAGCCATTGCTAAAGCACTCCACGAAGCTGAGCACAATCCTGGTCTGTTCAAAGACGAGAAAATCCTCGAAACCTCTATCGGTAAAGCCGGTGACGCTACCATCTACTATACGCTGGATGATCAAGCCGCTTTGGATAATCACCAAGCTTCTGTAGACACTGAAGATGGCCGTGCTAAACTGAAAGCGCTCTTTGAAGCACAAATCGGTGACACGCTGATTGGTACTAAGAAAGCTCTGAAAGTTGAATTCCAAGATCCTGATGCTGGTGGCGTAACTTACGACAAAGACAGCTTCACTTTCAAAATCTCTGCTGCTGAAGGCTACGAAGACTTCATCGTGGGTTCTATCTACGTTGTAGGTGACTTCACTGTGGGTAAATTCCACGTAGCTGACGAACTGAACGGCTTCTCTGAAGGTTTGGTAGCGGTGTAATCTAGCAATAGGTTATTGCTTTAAAATAATTAAGCTAGGTTCCTTATCGGAGCCTAGCTTAATTCTATCTATGTTTTCTTATAATTTGATTATTTAATTAAGGAAAATGATTTAAAATGACTACAACAGTAGATCCTAAGATCACTCAGTCTGAAAACTTAAAAAAGTTATTATTGGAAAGCAATACCAAACAAGAAGACCTTGATAAAGTTTCCAGCTATGTGGTGACCCCTGAAGCAAAAACCGTAGGTGAGAAGCAATACAATACTAAGCTGACGATGCAGTTGAAAGAGACTGGAGAATCCCATTCGGCAGCTTATAACCGAGTCCCTCCTGGATTAAAAGGGGATTCTAACTATACATTCACTTACGACAATATTTTAGCTGAGAAGAAATTAACTTTAAATAACAGCAGTGAAGACATTGACATCTTAACTGGTGTGATTAATAAAAGTGATATCTTCTCTCAAGACGAGAAATATCCTTTTAGTATAAGAGTCAATATAGACTATACTCGTATTGAAGTGATTCCTAATTTGGATTCGCCTTGTTATGTTGGTGGTAAGGAATACATCTTAAAGGTGATTACGAAGCCTAACGTGATTAAGATCTTTGAACCTGTGACCTATGTGGTTTCTAACATGGCTATTCCTGATTCCAAATGGCGTGGTACCGGTAAACAAGAATTCATTTCTTTAGAAGTTCAAGATGCTAATGGACAGACTAAGACAGTTAATGCTTTGATCATTCCTTACGTACAAACGATTGAAGGAAAAGATTACAAACTGAACTTAGGTCAAGCCATCGGTAATAACCGCTATCGTTTGTTACAAGATACACCACGTAACTTAGTGGATGATTCTAAATATACTTCCTTCTATGCATTAGGTAAACCACTAGGTGGTACAGAGTTGTCTGAAGAGCAGAAAACTGCTTTAAGAACCTTAGCAAATGACATTGCTGATAAACCAGAAACGATTGAAGATGAAGTATTAACCAATGATAGTATTTCTGGTAGTACTTCTATTTCTGTAGTTAAAGATGAGCACGATTACAAATTCAAAGTACTGAAAACCAAAGTACAAGACATTATCTATAGCTTGCTGACGAATCACGAGGAAGGTGATCCGATTGAAAACAATGTTGAAGAATTGGATAATCGTTTCCGTGTAGTTACAGATGAAGAATATCGTAAGCGCTATCCTGAAGAAGAATTGATCTTCCAAGTCGATACTTCCGATACAGCGCATGAAATGACTGTAGAGTTATTGAATGTAACGGATTACACCAATACGACTGGTCCTCGTACTGCTCGTAATACTTATGGTGACTACGATAAGTTCAATCACGTGATGCGTTTCATTCGTGACCACTGTATGCGTAAATTGCAAAAATATGGTATGTCTACAGTAGACTCTAATATCTTGTTAGCTTCTGCTCGTGGTAATAACGTATGGCAAACGATTACTGATCGTTTTACGACTTTCCACAATGGTAATCCTGGTATTAAGCAAAACAGTGTTTATGTGGATTATAACATTACCTTTATTGCTAAGAAAGGTATGCCAATTATCAATCAGCCCTTGTTGGATAAGTCTGTTTACGACACACCAGAGAAAAAGAAATTACTCCTGGAAGACCAAGGTTATTTCACTGGTCTCTTGAAGCAATTCTTGAAAGATCGTCGTTTAACTGATACATCTATCGATGACGATATGTTTGCCACATTGAATCTTTACAAAGACAATAGTATTAACTACTTGGAAAAAGTAAGATTGAATGTAGGACCTACAGTGGGTTCTAATGGTGCTTCTTCTGGTACAGTACACGATATTGTAGTGGATCGTTACGCTAATGGTATTAAGACTGTACGATTGTCTTCTGCAGCAGGTGATTACTACTATGCGATTCAGTATCCTAAACTAATGGCTTATAGTTTCTTGCCTGGTAACCGGATTATCTCTAATGTTAATAGAGAAGAGTTTGCTCCTGATAAACTCTTGAATGCTTCTGAAGAAGAATTCACTAATCTGATGAAGAAATATGTTCCTGACTTCCCTTATACCTACATGGATTTTGAGAAAGTTAAACAAAGTATGTATTTCTTATCGCCAATTAATAAAGAATTCGGTATTGGTCTTTACTTCTTGGTAAAAGAGAATGACATCTTCAGTAACAGTGGTAATCACAGTTACTCTCTGGTTCAATTGCGTTACGCTAAATAATGATTAGTGCTCTCTACTCCTTTTTAGGGAGTAGAGAGTATTCTTCTATGTCTTGCTTTATTGTGATTGACTATTTAGAAAGGAATTGATAATGGGTATTAAAGTAGATTCTCGTTTAACTCAAACGGAAAACTTAAATCGTCTTTTAGATGAAGCAGGTATTGGTATTGAAAGACGACGAGATTTTGAATCAATTTCAATTATTGAAGAAGATAGAGTAGTAAAAGGTAAACGCTATAATACACAATTGCAAATGCACTTAGTACATGGTTCTCCTACTCACCGTAAAGAGAAGAAGACTTTTGCTACTACGGTTTATAACAGAATGCCTGTAGGTTGGAATAACGATACTGGCTATACTTTTACTTACGATGAAACAAAGAATAAAGCTTTAAACAGAGATGGTAAAGAAGCAGATTTAAAACTATTGGCTAAGATTGTCAATACTAATCCTAATCTTTCTCATGATCCTCGATATCCTTTTAGAGTAAAAGTGAATGAAGAGTATACGGAATTAGAAGTCATTCCTCATTTAGCTTCTCCTTGTTATTACGGAAAAAGAAGATTTCCTTTAAATATTGTAGTAGATAGCGCCAATGTTAAGATTTTTGAAGATGAGATTTATATTATCTCCGCTATAGGAGTTCCTAACGCTAAATTGATCAACAGCGATATTAAAGAAACCACAATGCTAAGGTATCGTGAAAGAGGAGCGGATAAAGAAATCACTGCAATAGTTATTCCTTATAAACAAAGAGTAAATGGTGTTGTTTACAAACATACTTTAGATAAGATCAGCATGTTGGATGTTAATGATAATATTTGGAAGATTAAATATTATAACTTAGCAATGATTAACCTTGATGATAGTCCGGCCGATCCAGTCACTACTCTTTTAGGTATTGGAAAACCTCACCTTTCTCAAACGTTTTCTTCTGAAAATATAAATGTATTAAGGGACGCTATAGGTAATGAAACGGGAGATGAGTTATTCTACGATCGTAAACTTTATGTTTCGTCGTATGCTCGTATTTACGACCCTAGTCTATATAGAATTAATAAACTGGATATTAATTTAAATGACAAACACTATATTGTCAACATTATTCAGTTAACTCTTGCAGGTATTATCTATAAATATTTAGGTATGGCTAATCCTGGTGATGCCATTACTAAAAATAATGATATATTTACTTGGAGAACCTCTTCTGAGTACCGTCAGAGATTCCCAGAAAAAGAGATAACCTTTACACCTAGTGTCAAACCAGATGGTTACGGTATCGTCTTCACTATTGATAGTAATTGGTTAAATTGGAATGCTTCTAAGTCTAATTATTTATTAGGAGCTATTCGAAAACAGCTGCTCGATAAGTTAGTGAATGACGGAATGGAATTAAATGATGCAAACTATATCTTAGGATCTTCAGTAACACACAGTGTTGATTATTTCGAACATGTAAAAGATGCTTGGCATATTTCAGAACGAAAATACGCTACTGACATTACAATAGTACAAAATGATCGAGTCGAAAGATATGAAGAGTCGTTTAAGAATAATGAAATTGTTAAATCAGACAGTAACTTTATTTACGGTACGGCCGTTTTCTCTATAGAGTTTAGATAATACATTACCTCTCTACTCCCGTAAAAAGGAGTAGAGAGTGTATATTATTTCAAACCTATACTATTAAAGTGTAGTACTCAATCTAATTTTATAAAGGAAACTATTATGGCAATTCAATTATCCATGGACATTTGTGTATTAGTCTTTAAAGACATGTACAGAGAATACCTTCACCATCTTAGTGTTACTACTGAAGATGCGGTACGCTTTACAGCATCCCGAGACAATAACCTGATTAAGGTTGGTAATGTTAAACACAATGGTGATGACTATACTGTTTGTGTAATTAATAAGGAAGATGTGTCTCACGACTATCTGTCTCTTTCCGATTTCACATTTAACACTCGTATTTCATCCGACAGCGGTGACGATTTTGACCTTGTTATTGAGAAAGATTTAAAACTGGTTCAGTCTAAAGAGACCCGTTCTGGGTTTAACTTAAGTGAGTATTTCAACGGTGAAATCACTGAAGACATGTCTCATTATGCTTTCTTCAGTAGTATTGTAGACCTTTTGGAAGAGAATAGCTATAGTGTTGTAACCATTCTTTTGGATTATTTACGAGGAATGGTGAACCGACATTTACGAAGCGTAGAGGAACGGTTCCAAAATGAATTGGTAAAACAATCAACCCAATCTTAACTAAGGAGAGATTCATGGCGATAGAAATCAAAACCAATATCTATTTCGTTGTCGTTAAGGATTCATTAATAGATGAAATGGATGGAAATCAAAAAGATCTCCTAGAAAGAAAAATTGAATCCGACCTTACTAAAGTCGATACTCTGAAAAGAAATGATGAAGAGTATAGTCTTTATCTATCCAATGGTGAAGTACCTGCAGAATTTATCTTCTCTTCAGATTTACTTTTAGAAGCTGAATTGGTTTATTGTAGTGGATATGTAACTAATGCTGCTATCAAAGGTGAAGTTAAAGCCATTCGATCTAGATGGTTCCCGTCTGGCATTTCTCCATTGGAATATCTAGAAGATGGAAGATTTGAAAAGTTTCGTGATGAGACTACTGTAAGATTTATTCAGGATATTTCTAATTCCATCAGTACTCATTCTCGTCAACTCACTCGCCCTGTTCTAGAACATTGTGTACGTGCCATCAATCAAGATCTCTCTTCAGGAAAATTATCATGAAAAAAGCCATCATTCTTTTACCTTTTATTCTTTCTGCTTGTATTATTGTTAAAGCTCCTCAGCCAGAACAGGAACAAGAAGAAATTGTACAATCTAATACTTTCCAATTAAACGAAGATACTGGTATTCTCTGTAAGAATAATCGTTCTATTGAATGCAATGAAATTCGTGATTATTGCTTCAATAATACGAAAGATAAAGATTGTCAGGACTTCTATACTTTAGCAGGTAAAGATCATGACTGATTATTATCTACCTGAAATCGAAAGACATCCTAATCCATTACGAGAAGATGTACAAGTGATCGATCATGTCTCTTATACACTTAGTATTGGATCTGTTTCTATCCTGTCTAAACTATTACAACCTTTAGGATTAGAGCTATATCGTAATAAGGTGTATTCGGTTACAATCGCTTATTCTAAAGACAGAATAGACTCTTACGAGTTTAACAATAATGGTTTAGACTTTACACTCTTTTACTCATTGTCTAATCCAATTGCTTTCCCTATTGAAGGCATGAGCGTAGCTTCTATATTGGATACGAATGGTAATCCGATTGATGTCTTGATGTTAAACAAACAAGCACAAGATTTCTTTAAGGACATGTATTCCTATCTAATTCATCACAAGAGCGCCGAATGGTCTCAAGGTGAGTACTTACCTTACATTGAGCTTTCACGCCCCTCTGTGCTCAACCTGACGCAAGCAATGCCTATTTCTGCACCTGATCAATCCCTAGTATTCGATTATAAACGCTTTATGCGTTTTGGAGAGATCATCTAACTCTTTAAAGGAAATAAAATGCATCCATTAATATTTGATTATTTTATCGACTTGTTTGATTACGAACGAACCGAAAAAGGCCTAACCGCTATCTTCAATTATCGCGCACTTCATTATTGTGCGAATTTAGGTGATTACTTCTTGTTTACTCGTGGTCGATTACTTGAATTGATCGATGATTATAAACAAGAGTATAAAGTAAATAAAACTCATGAAGAACTTCTAGAGATTTTATTCACTTATCTTAATCTGGATCACGAATACTTCCAAGTAACTAATCCTATGTTTATCGATGACGATTCAGCTATCTTGATATTCATTAAAGATATTCCTGTGAGTGAGAAAGAAGAAACTTACTTCCCTAAAGATAGTTTCACTATTCCTCAAGAAGGTGAAGTTGTATTTAAAGTAGGTAAGTTTGGTATCTTCTTCGTTAATGAAGATGAAGCTAATCAGTTTGCCTCTAAATTAAACAATTGGTTTAATACTGATCATCCTGTTACTAAAGTAGATCTTAGTGATTATAAAGATCCTATTATCTATTGCAATAGCATTCGAGTATCTAATCCAGAAATGGTTAAGATGCTAGATTAAACCTATTATCTAACTAAAGTATAAAGTCTTTCGATATGAAGTTTTATTATATTAAAAGACTTTATACATGAAAGGGTAAATAAGATGCCTTACACGAAAATTCTTAAAGAAGTACTTACTAAACTAAACTGGAAAGTATTGGGAATTTCTATACTCGCTATTCTTTGGATTTGGATGTTTATTGATAATAATCTAACTTCTAGAAAGAATATTGAATTGTCTACGAAAGTAGAGAGTCTCAATACTCAGTTGAAAAGTAAAGATGAACTGATTCATGCTTTAGAAGAAAGATCTAAAGTAGAGCGTCAGTTGTCTGATAACTTACAACTCTCTTTAACCGAACACCAAGAGCGTATCGATTCCATTGAAAAGAAGGAAAGCGAACGCACTAAATTATTAGCCGAAGCTTTAGACCAATCTGAGTGGGCAAAAGAAAAAGTCTCAGAAGAAGTTAAAGCCAAACTGAAAAGGAAATAATACATGAAATATTCTGTAATTATTGCTTCTATTCTCTTAGCAGCTTGTACGACTAAAGTACAAACCGTAAAAGTATTTGAGCCTATTCCAGTAGAGTGTGATTTAACGCAAGTCTGCTCTGATAAGGAATACGAAATCGATACCAATCGTGACTTAGCTATGGCTTTTGCAAATACCAAAGCTGAACTGGCTTACTGCTCTGAACACTTAAAGTCTTTACAGGCTTGTGTGAAACGAGCTAACAATATTTTGGAAGGTAAACATGAGGAAACCAAGGTTCAAGAGACAAGCTCGAAATAACCATTCTCGTCGTATCTGGTTTATGCTAGAGAGATTGAGAAGAGAACACCAATCTTAATATAATCACTCTCTACTCCTTAAAAAGGAGTAGAGAGTGTTTTCTTTTTTATATTTTAGTTTATCTCAAGTATATACTATTAAATTGAACCTGATAGAGAAATCTCTCTATCTATTAACTAATCTCAATCTTTGTAAAGGATATTTAAAATGAAATACACAATTACTTCTAACATCTTGACTATCGATGACCGCGATTTCTTTCAAGTGAAAGCTTTGAAAGATTTCGGTAGCGTTAAAGCCGGTGATCTGGGTGGTTACATTCAGTCTTCAGAAAACCTTTCTCAAGAAGGTGAATGCTGGATTGGACAAGATGTCGTTCTGATGGACGATGCTCGCGTTGAAGATAACGCTACCATCATGGGTGACAGCGCTGTGCGTAATAATGGCGTAGTCAAAGGCAATGCATTTGTTAAGAATGCTTCTGTTTGCGATAATGCTGTTGTCGAGGGTCGTGCTAACGTGATCGGTGGAAACTTCGATTACAACAGCATCGTTATCCAAGACAATGCTGTCGTACGTGGAGAACTCTACGGTAGCTTCGTCATCTGCGGTGACGCAGTTATCGAAAGTGGTATCGACAATCATGTCGACATGTGGATTGGTGCTAATGTAAGCGATGATGATCATCTGATCACATATCCAGCACCTAAAGGCACTGAATATGCCTACGCTGCCAGCATCACCGCATACTCGAACAAAGATGTGTGGATGTTCCGCCACGAGCAAGGAGTTATCGAATTAACTTCTCGTGAAATCGATAGCCTACTTCCTGAACTGGTCGGTCCGAAATTCGCCACCTACATGCAGTTCATCCGAGACGCTCATCACAGCATCTACGACATTGAATTATTCGAAGATGATTTCGAATAACTCTCGCTACAATTACTCCCTTATCCTTAATCGGGTAAGGGAGTAGTTTATTTAGATTTTAATTAATTTATTTTTTGCTCATTATTTGGGCTAATCTACCCTAACTTAAAAGGAAATCAAAATGGAATTCAATTTACTGGATAAATACAATACACTCAATTCTTTCTCTAAAGAGAAAGTCAATGAATTTGTGAATAAAGAGCTGGATAAACTCTTTGGCGAAGATCGTTCTCGTACTTACGAGAATAAAGAAGATTATGCTCATGTAGAGAAAGGTATCTTGAGTATCTCCTACAATGACTTGATCCAATCTACTCAAGGTACGTACAACCAATTCGCACAACAGCTCCAATGCGGTCCTCAAGAGTTTGCCGGTGCGATTTACATGAAGCTGATTCATGATGTTCAAGAATTGGGTTTCAAGACTATTGCTGTAGGTAACTTTGGTAGCATTATCTTGAAAGGTAATGGTGAGCCTATTGTAGCGGTAGATGAATCTGCTCCTTACGATTATCAGCCTGACCAGAATAACCATGTCTATGGTATTCGTACTAAAGACTTGAATGGTGATGAGATCTTCATTGCTTTTGTTGACTATCGTCTGGCTAACCACATTGCCGAATTTACTGAAGCTGATGTACATGCTTTGGACTTGAATACTTTATCTTATCCTTACTACTGTAAAGAAGATAAAGCTCAATTGCGTTCTCCAGTTACTCGAATGAGTATTCAAGGTAATCTCGTGGGTTACATCATGTCCATAAAAGAAGTCTCTGCTGTTGGTGATTTCATTTTGGGCTATATCCACGATTACGATAAAGAAATCATTACTGAAAATCAAAAGGTAGTGTGTACTTATCATGATGAAGATTACGAAGACTTCTGTGTGTACGATTTCAAGATTGAAGGCTTTGCTCAAAAAGCGACTTCACCTGAAGCCGTAGAAGAAATCCTGAAAGACATTCGTGAGCAAATCAGTAAAGAAGGTGTGGTCTTCTGTCATGTAGAGCCTATCATGATGGCTGTAGACGATAATGTCTCTTACTTCCGTATGTTGGTATGGTCTACTGCCCCTAACCGTCAACGTTACCTACCTCCTGTTGTGGTAGAAGAAATGTTGGTTTATTCTTCATGGGCTGACGGTACAACCTTCCTGCCGACTATCGAGCTGGCTGCTCATGTAGGTGGTGAAATTGACGAACTCATTAACGAGAATGAACTTGCCTCAGACATGATGAGTCACTTGGAAAGTGTTCGTGGATTTATCACGCTTGGCTACCTGGCTTGCGAGATCAACCATTTCTTGAAACTCACTGAGAAAGAAAACTGGTCTGATAAATCCTACGTGCCTTATTCCGTCAATGGTGTTACCTTTAGCATGAACTATCTGGATGCTAAGAACCAACGTATTACCGTAGTCAACGATATGGTTTACGAAGGTTTGATCTTGAAGTCTTCTGAAGGTAAACCAGTAAGTGAAATTGGTGATGAATACGTCACTGTCATCAATGGTTCTACTGTAAATCGAGTTCTGATTTTGGACGAGGAAGAAAGAGAAGAACAAATTGTTGACGATGCTTTGTTCAGCGGTCCTTCTTCTGATGTAGAAAGTGGCTACTACTACGGTACCCACCTGGTCTTCAAAGGTAAGGTTACTTACCAAGAAGTCATGGGGAAACATGAGAAGTTGTTGTATGGTGTAACCGTTGAAGGTGAAAGCTTCAAACATCCTGCTATGATAAATGGCAATCCAATGTTCTTGTTGACTTATGTAAAAGCAAGTGACTTGGGTGAAAATGCCAAATACTGGGAAGCTGAAAGCGAAGGTGCTTACTACATCAATAACCCCATTTCTTCTATCTACAATATGTCTACGTACGAAACTCGTATTGATGCTAAGTAATTGCTGAAATAGATCTACTCTCTACTCCTTAATTGGAGTAGAGAGTATTTTCTTTTTTTTTACTTTATTTCAAATCTATACTATTTAAGTGTAATAGGATTTTAAAATATTCTATTATTCTTTTTACTAACTTTATTTAAGGAAATTTTAAAATGGAAAAATTCTTGTTATTCTCTCTTGGTCTTGCCATCCTGATTGGCGTCATTGGTTTCACGGCTGACTTCTTAGCTCGTATGTATTACTCGGCTATTCATACGCCAAACATCAAGAACATTCGTATCTTGAAGAAACTGATTCTTCACTCGTATACCCACAAGAATAAGAATCATGACTTCAAAGCACCTGCAACAACTTCAGAAGAAACTAATGAAGTTCGAATGAAGGACATTCAAGACTACATGCGTAAAAATAATTACGCTCGTCGTGTCTTGGTTAATTGGCTGAATGAACGTGGATTCTCTTTTGGCGTCTATGGTACCCAGCACTGGCTCTTAGAAGTCAACAAATACGATTCTTCTATCGTCGGTAAATCAGTAGTGGAGAATATTGAATTCTCTATTCTTAACGAATACTCTATCGATCGTGAAGATTCTGAAGAGAAAGTCCATGTAGTAGAAGTGAAGAGCATTATCTTCTCTATGCTGGTACGTCACTACATCAGTGAAAACGATGACTTGATTACCATCATTGAATCTATTGAAACGGTTAAAGGTGGTAACATCTTGTTCAATAGCAAAAAATAAAAGTACTCCTACTCTCTACCCCAGGAAGGTAGAGAGTAGAGAATACAGTTTTAACGACAGAGCCAAAAACAAAGACAAACCACTCTGTCATCTCTTCTACTTAGGTAGAGTCTGCCTTCTTCCTAAGGCGTGGCTTGTAAATCATCCTGAGTAAAAGATTATTTAGGTTTGTCAGAAATAAGAGTTGCTAAGATGGAACCGTTATCCATTATACTCTCATTCGTCGGAGCAGTATTTAAGCTACTGATAGATTCTAACAAGGATCTAAAAGAAAAAGTAGTTATTTTGTTTCTGGCGATTTTATCAGTAATTGTTTTACTGATAGCTGTGAAATTACTAGGCATTAACAAGTAACTTCACTATTACAACCAGTACTCTCCAACTTCTAAAGGACAAGAGAGTACTGGTTATTCTTTTTTAGTAGTTAGGTAAATCCCTATACGAATATAAGAATTAATCCTAATACTAAGTTTGTTTAAGTGTTGTCAGAAAGAAGATGAAAGAATGTAGTTTACTCTTTCAAAATATAAGAGGTTCTGATTATTTTTTTGGTTTTAATTTACCAGTTTAAGAAACTACTTACAGATTTCTTAATCGAATGAATACCTGACTTCACTATCTTCTCTAAAGGAGATTCAGCCATTAATCCTTTTAAGATGTCTCTATTGACTTCATCATCTACTTTCTTACCTAAGATCAGAGCCACTTGTTCTTCAGACCATTTTAAAATGTCTTCATTACGAGTAGAAATATTAGGTTCTTCTCCCGTATCTAAAGTCACTTCAAACAAATCCACATCTAAAGTTTGTCCAATACGATTAGCACGTTTTACAGCCTGTTCGTACGTACCAGACCTAAAAGGTAGATTTAAGAAGATCACTCTGTTTGCTTCGGTTAAAGGAACAGCTTCGGATAAAGTTTTAAAAGTCGTAATCAAAGGATTGATTTCAGAATTCTCTTTAAAGATCTTAGTTTGCATGGCTAAGCCATTGCCAGAAGTCGTTTCACCAAAAATACTAATAGGCGTAAACCCATTGAGTTTTAATTGGTATTCTGTTTCTTTTACGACTTCTACATAATCCGTAAAGATAATCGTCTTAGCTTGAGCATTACGAATGATATCAGGTAGATTAGACTGATAAGTTTCTCCATCTTCAGTAATGACTTTAGCATCAGTAACTAATTGTTTTACAATATCTGCATTACATTTAGAACGAGACTTACCTAAGATGTTTCCTAATGCTTCACCCATAATCGTTAAGTCTACGTATTTATAGACAGACTTCGCTTTTCTGAAGATCTTCTTAACGTCATTAGGTAAAGTAGGAATAATCACTTTATCTTCGTAATGATTACAATCTAAAACATATTGCTTATGTTTAGGATCTGTAGGAATATAGCCTTCGTGTAAGGTTTTAGCTTTCACTAAGTAATCTTCTAATCCGGCTCTAAAGGAATTAGTGTCTCCTCGGCCTCTAGAAACACGACTACGATAGACTTCTATACCGTTAAAGAAATCATTCTCGTATTGTTTCGCATTCTTCTGATAATAAGCCTTACGTTCTTTCACGTAATCAATCATCTTAGCAGAAATCGTTTTTAAGGTATAGTCACCACCATTCTTTAAAGAGACTTTGATCTTGTGGGTAAATTGTTCTACACCTGAACCTTTAGTCTTAATCTCAGAACGTACTAATTGTAAACGATTCGCCATAACAGAAGTAGCGTATACACCAGATACACCAAATACTTTTAAGAAAGATCGATAGACACTCTTATCAAAGAGTTTGTCAATAATGGCGAACATTGTTAAGGTTTCTGTACCTAGTGCTTTAATAGGTGTACCAGACATCCATAAGCAGAACTCAGGATTGATTTTCTTATTCAATTCCCTAAACTGAATAGATCGTTCTGAATTATGTGAATTCAATGAGTGACATTCATCCAGCACAATTGAGTATCGTTTATTAGGGATTTTAACAGAATCTAAGTACTCATTTAACTTTCCTAAGGATTCGTAATGACAGACAATGAATCGATCATTAATATCAAAACCAGCAGGTTTACTAGGACCATGTAATACTGGTAAAGACATGGAGTAAGTTTGAGGTTCTGAGTAGACACGTGTAATGGTTTCGTCCCAAACGTCATTCACTGCTTTCTTAGGACAGATAACAATAATGGTATCTATATCCAACATTTCCATCAATGCTAAAGATCCGTAGGACTTTCCTGAGCCGGCCGGCGCGTCCAAAAGATATCCTTTTAACTCAAGTAACTTCGATTTCCAGATACATTCATCAATAAACTTATCCTGGTAATCGAATAACTTCATTCCTCTAAAGATCTTATCTAATTTAGATTTATCAATCTTAGGAATATTAACAGATTCTGTATTTTGAATTTTCTTAATATTTGCTACTAAAGGAATTCTTTCTAATTCTTCTTTAATGGCTAACAATTCTCTTGTAGAAGTCGTTCTTCTTTTAAACTTAGGATTATAGAGTAGTGTATTAATCGAATGATAGAAGTCAGGTAAGTAAAACGTACTTAGTTTAATCTCTGCATAAGTCGCTTTATCTAAGATATTGTATAACATCTTAGTACCTAAATACTTCTCTAAATCCCGACAAACATATTTTAATGAAATCCCGCTAATAGATACTTTATTAACAGAGGAATCAACTTCTACTTTAAGTCCTCTGAGTAAACTGAATACTGACATGATAGAAATACCATTTAAATAGATTGAAATAGACTGTGTTGTATCAAATCAAAAAGACTAATTCCTTCTGTGGTATTAGAACCACAGAAGGAATTAAAAAGACTTATCTCTCCTGTAGCCTTAATAGCTACAGGAGAGTAAAGCCCAATCAATCTTAAAGGAAATGAAAATGAAACGAGATCAACAATCGATGATTGCCTAAACTAATTGTGTTTGACAACGTATTCTTTTTCATATAGAACTAACCTAAATTAATTTCCTACGTCCCAGAACGCTGCTTCTTCGTCCCCATCTCCATTACGAGAAGCACCAAATTTAGATAGAGAAGTATCTGTGCCATTGATATCCCATCTTAAACCACCAATCTTTTGGAACTCTAAGATAAAGAACTTATGCTCTTCTGGTGTGTCATTCTGACCACGGTGTTTACCACGAGCAATGGTTTGGTATTTACGACCACTATCTTTAACAATATCCACAAAGATTTCTAACTCTGGTTCACGAGATAAACCACGACAGCCTTCGTAATAAGATCCATCTGAAATCTGCATTGCTAACATCTTATTACCTTGACGTTTTAATTCCATGGCATCAGGTGATAATTGTACAGGTGTTAACAAAGCAATATTCTTAGCCGCAAAGAAGTTTTTGGTTCTTCTGAAGAGTTCTTGAATATCCGCATCTGCTCGAGAGTGAGACAATCCATTTTTATTGGCTAAGTTTAAGTAGTCAATTAAGGTTAAATGGATTTCGTAACCATCAGCTTCCAATTGCAAGATTTTACTTTGGATTTCTGCATAAGACCAAGTCGATGAGTCTGCTCGCACTAGTTTAACCTCGTATCCAGTAGAAGTCAGTTTCTCATGAACGTAAGCTGCTGCTTCTCTGGAAGAGAGTCTTTGTTTATCTTCATCAGTGACTTTAACGTTTTCTAGATTCTCTTTTAATAAGATATACAAGTTAAAGAGAACAATCAACATGTCATCTTCAAAAGAGATCAAGAGCATTAAAGGTTTCTTTTTCTCATCTGTTTGTAAGTCTTTCGGATTATTAAACATACAAGCAGAAATAAACATGGATAAACACACACCTGTTTTGTTATTGTGTGCTAAACCACCTACTGTCGTCAATTGTCCTAAACGTAATCCACCTCGAGTCATTCTATTCATGGCGTGCCAAGGCATCTTAATCGTACGAGAACCATCATTCTCTTTACGAATCAATTCAAACTGTTCTGCTACAGAATCAATATCCGATAAGTCAACCTCACAAACAATTCCAGGAATCTCTTCACCTGAATAGTTGACTAAGTCAATAATACCATTTAAAGAAGATGACATGTATTGATTCAAGTCTCCAATCTTATCTCGATTGAATTTCAAATCAAAAGTCATCTTATCCAAAAGCATCATCGCTTTCTTTTCTTTTAAGTATTTATTTAACTCAAAGCGATAAGAAAGAATAGTTCTTTTTAATTCCTCTTCATCTAAACGAAAAGAAATATTGTCTTGAATACTTTCAAATAAGTTAGAATCTAATCCACAAGCAATACGAATGTGTTGGATTAAATCATTGTAAGGAGTCGGTGTCTCTTTACTAATCATGGTAGAGACGACATTCTTCAATTCGTTCAATGAAGAATCGGTACCGGAAATATCATTGTTATTTATTTTTAAAGTAGTGATGACATCCGATACGAGTTGTTTTGATAATTCACTTTCACCGCTTTGTCCTTCTCTGAATAAGAGAGAAATACATTTAGCCAATAGTGCTTTAACATCCATTTTGCTTTTACCTCGTTTTATTATAAAGAACGACCAGTTAGATTAATTGCATACACTATTCTAATAAATTATTTTTGTCTTAATATAGGTGTTAGTTAAAAATATGAATTATTACCGGTAATTCTATTTTCTAGTTAGTGTTGCATAAATGATTTAATCTACGAATAAATTCTCTCATGATTAAATCGTGAAATAGACAAACAAAGGATTATAACAACATGTCCATTTTAAATTTACCAAATGGTGAGTTAAAACTCATCTTGGTACCCGAACCTATTTTCGAAGATCTTAAGGCAGTAAACTATAGCCCAGATGCTTTACTTTATTATGACAAAGCAAGTAAAGTTCTTAATAAGAACGCTTTGAAGATTTTTACTGTCTTGAATTCCAAGTATAATCCTCAACGATTAGAATTCGTTCATGGTTCAGAATGTCTTACTCCTGTGTTGAGTGAGTGTCTGGACGTACGAGACTTATGGTTATCTCTTGAAGAAGATCAATCTGTTCGAGAAGAAATCCGTAATGAGTTCGTTGCCAGTGATGACAATTCAGGATATTCTTTGGATCAATACGAGTACGATGCTTCACAGGCTTTGCTCTCTTTGCTCAATGGTTTAGATACTGCTCTAGCGAGCGGAAGGAATATTTATGAAGATGTCTTGCCTTCTTGCGAAGGTAAGTGCCTCTTTGTTGTGGTGCCTTATATTCAGAATACCACAGCGAATGTACCTTCTGTAAGTAAAGAAACCATGAGCATCTTTGCGAAGAATGTACTAGAAGCTATTTTGAGAAAAAGCGCATTTTACCACGATCAAAGTACCATTGCTCAGAGTAGCTTGTTCGTCCAGTACTTATCTAGTAAGATAAATATGTGAGACGAATAAACAAAGCGTCTTTACTTCGTATTATTTTTCTTTACAGAAATAAATTTTCATTTCTAAACTTTTACGTAAAAGGTTATTAACAATGTCTCTCTTTAAAAAGAAAACAAGCAACAGCTACGCTGGTAAATCCCGTGAAGCTAAAATCGGTGAAATCGCCGCTGCCCTGTCTACTCAAGTACAACTGGGTACTGAGTCTCGTGACCTGTTGGGTGCCCTGTTCCTGTCCACTGAATCTTTGGACGAATCTCAAGTCGCTGAATTGAACGAAGCTACTTCTGCTATTCCGACTACTGCTACTCAAATTGGTGAAGCTGCGGCTTCTGAAGGTGAACAACTGACTCCTGAAGAAGTACAAAACATTCAAGACTCTTTGGTTGTTGCTGCCAACCCTGAAGCTTACCTGAAATCTGGTAACGAAGAAGAAGCCGGTACGGTACATGGTGTACTGGGTGGTGAAGTAGACGCTGCTCCTGTAGTCGTTGAAGCTTCTCGTGAATCTTTCGAAGTTCACGGCATGATGAACACTCTGTCCATGACTGTTTCTTACAACGTTCGTGCTGACAAACAATCTAAAGCTGCTGAGCTGTTCTTCCCGACTATCAATCTGGACTTCAACAGCAACAACTACACCATCGACACTCAACTGTCTACTGTATTCACTGAAAAAGAATACGAAGTAACTGGTAAACGTGACGCTTACCGTAACCAAAAACACATCATCAAAGCTTTGCGTAACAGCACTATCCTGAAGTCAAACTTCACCGATATTATCCCTGTTTACCGTCAAGGCCAAAACGACGATTCTTTCGTTGACGTAAGTGTTCTGCCTGTACGTTCTGTTGTGAACGATCAAGGTGAAAAATTCCAAACCTCTCTGTTGCGTTTGGGCGAAGAAATCAAACTGTTGGACATTTCTCAAACCAACCGTATGATTGCTCTGGGCATGCAAGATTCTACTGACCAAGTCGCTGGTAACCCACGTCTGAAAACCATCGGTTTGAAAGTCGGTAACGATACCGTATTGTTCGAAAACCTGCAATACCATCAAGCTTCTCAATTCACCTACTCTCCTAAAGGTGACCGTGAAGACATCTTGTTGACTTACGATGTGAACACTCACTTGTTGGATGAACACACTAAAGGTGTGAAATCTGGTGCGCTGCCTACTGAACTGCAAGCCCTGAAAGACAAAGGTCTGGAAGTTTTGATTCGCCTGACTCTGACTGGTCGTGGTAACACTGACACTTCTGCTTTCGAAATCAACTCTGGTTCTGTTAAAGTAACTGCAGTACGTGATGCGAAAACCAAAGAAGTTAAAGACTTGGAAGATGCTGCTCTGAAACCTCTGTTGGATGCTGTTAAAGCGACTGAAGTAGTAGGTTGGGAAATCGACGCTACTCGTACCAACAGCAACATCCGTGAACACGGTATGATCTTGGACAGCCGTGTACAACGTATCATCTACGGTGTACGCTTGCACTCTCCAATCGCTGTACGTCGTCCTTTCGACGAGAAAACTGATGTGACCGACGCTCAACGCATCGACACTCTGATCCAAACCAACTACATCCGTCGTACTAACGCTGCGATCACTGCTCTGTACGACATCTTGGGTATGCTCAAAGCTGCTCCTGAGAAAGTAGACATGACTGAGCCTTTCGCTCACTCTATCGTTGGTATTGGTCAATACTTCTCTAAAAACTACGTACGTGACGTAGCATTGGATGTTTACAAAACTACCCAATCTATGCAAACCACTGATGTGCGTGCTAACGCTTCTGCTGTGATCACTAACTTTGTATTGGCTGAGATGACTCAAGCTTATACATCTTCTGAACTGGCTGCAGCTTACGAAATCATCGCTGGTGGTGCTAACTTCCGTCCGCACGTGATTGCTATTGCTGACGTATTCACCAGCAAATTCATCTTCCGTGAAGGTGATGCTCGTACTCTGGGTGATGGCTTTGACTTCACTATTGAAGAATGTTCTGACGATCGTTTGGTCGACAAAGACAAAGATGGTGAAGTTGGTACTATCTTCTTGTCCTTCGGTGTACCTCGCAATGGTAGCCTGAGCATTCCTCTGTGGTTTGGTAACTGCTTGAGCAAACGTGAAATCCCACGTATTGTTAACCGTGCTCGCGGTAGCAAATACCAACACGAAGTAATGGTTCAGCCTTGGTTCAGCCACATCTGCCACTTGCCAATCTTGGTTCGTATCCGTGTGGTTGGTCTGAAGAAAGCCGTTCAAGAGCGTATTCCTTTTGCTGTTCAAGCTTTGACTAAAGACGGCGAAGTACCTCTGACTGCTGAAGCTTAATCTAGAAATAGATTACTAATATAGACTCTTTCCTCTCTACTCCTTATGGGGTAGAGAGGGGAGAGTTTTATGTTTTATTTTAAATCTATATTATTAAATTGAAGTAATGTCTAACTTCTATAAAGGAAACTATTATGGAAAAGAAATTTGAATTGGTAATGGAAGATTCTATCGTAGTAGAAGGTCGTACGCTTTATCGGATACGAGCTTTGAAAAATGTAGTTGAATCTGATGACGGTACTTATGCAGTAAAGAAAGGTACGTTAGGTGGGTATGTCCAAAAAGAAGAGAATCTCTCTCACGAAGGTGACTGCTGGGTATTTGATAACGCTAAAGTCTTTGATGATGTCCGAGTACAAGACAATGCCTTTATAACGGATGAATCCATGGTATTTGGTAACGCAGTTGTAAAAGACAAAGCCATTACCTGTAACCAATCTAAAATATATGGATTTGCTATTGTGAAAGATAGTTCTATCACAATGGATCGCTCTGAAGTCTATGGTCATGCTGTTATGGAAAACTACAGTAGTATTGGTGATGATGCTAAGCTCTATGGTAATGCTAAGATGGATGACAATAGTGACTTACGAGGATTTGCTGAGGCTTATGAATATGCTCGTTTACGTGGCTTGTGTTTAGTAGGTGGTGATGCTCGTATTTATGGTCATGCCGTTATTAATGGACAGGCTCGCATTACTGATCATGCTTCTGTTAAAGATAATGGCATTGTATCTGGTCGGGTGATGATGTGCGGACATGCTACTGTTTCTAAAAATGGCAAAGTCTTTGGTGTAGGACGTATTGACTTTAACATTACAGGTGATAATGATGTAGCTGTTTATAGCGACCCATTCAATAAGAATCATTACATTACTGCTTCTACTAAAGAAGATTGGTTTACTTGTGTTCATTATTCAGGTAATCAAAAAGATTTTCTTGACGAAGCTAATAAAAGAAATCAAGAGGAATTTGATAAGTACTCTAAGATTACTAATTTGCATTTAGACCTCTACGATTTACGTGGAGAATAAGAAGTGATTGACTCTCTACTCCCGTAAAAAGGAGT